ATTTCTAAATTTTAAATGAATATCCTACTAACTGCCTGGCAGAGCCATCCCATCATATAGCAAGGCTCTTCGTCTTTCAAGTCAATACCTAGTGATTCGCAGATATGAGTGACAACATGAAACATTTCGTGTGTGGCAGTATTCACGAACTCATATTCTGATGTGGTCCTGCTAATAGCAACCACGCTCTTCCTACCTGCAAGATTGGAGTAGGTAAGACCTGTGTTCGGTATTCCTCGTAAGCAATGCTACCTTGCGCTTTCGACTGCCTTTTCTGTGCAGCCTATCTGCACAAGGGAGTTGCATACCTCATCGGTATCTGATGATTCCAAACCGTAAAACACAAGAACTTTCCAATCGTACTTTTCTAGATATATCTCTTGACTTATCATAAAATATCATCCCATGGAATGCCGATGCCATTATGGTTGCAATCGGCATAGAATCTGTTAAAGATGAAGCCATCCTTCTGATCGGTATCATCAACCATATCTTTCACGAACAAAGCCATGTGAGCTTCGTCCTCGATGGAAGACTTATAGAAATCAGCCTTAACCATGTTTGCCACATAGACATGATCATAGCCTACATTATTTTCAAGTGTCACTCCCTGCTTGGTAAGGATGGATTCAACCTTATCCTTATCCATATAGTCAACCTCCTCATCCTTTTTGGTGACTGGGTTGTATTTTCTCATCTGACTGACTGCCCATTCGCAAGCCTTCTTGTTGAAGTGCCAGCCATTATATCTCAGATATGCTATCATTCCTTCTGGCTTCATATCGTAAGCATCCAAAGGCATTCTACATTTTCCCATAGCTCTTTCTTTTAAGGGTGGCAGGGAAAAATCCCCACCACCGAATTAAACATTAGTAACGTCCACCGCCACGGCGACCATAGTAGCGTCGCTCTCCATAGCGGTCTTCGTCACGCCAATCTTCATCGTCCCACTTGTCACGATAGTCTGGCATTGGCATACGATTACCCATACGCTCGCGCTTCAAACTATCCAAGCACTTCATAACCTTGCCACCTGCTCGAACCATTTCCTCGCAGTTGTCAACAAGCTCATCGAACTTGTTTTCCGTAATTTCTACCATATATCCCATAGCAATTACTTTTTAAAATTGTTACCGCTCAAAGCCTTAGACAGCATGGATTCAATATTGGATAGCGTTCCCTTCATGCCGCTGACCTCTGATTTGAGGTTATTGATGTCTTTTTCCTGCTGCTTTTCCTTAGCAATCTGTGGGTTGATTCTAGTGAGCATTTCCTCGCAGGAGCTTATAACTCCATTGTGGTAATCTACACTTTCCACGACTCCCTTTGAATGTCGCAACATAGCATCAATCTCTGCGCACATAGCTTCTCTGCTGTCACTGACAACAACACCTTCATTGCCGAAGTTCACTATCTGTGCCGTAGATGGCAGCTTTTCGAAATTGACCTGCTGGTCTTCTACTTGTACCTTAACATCAACGGTCGTCTCCAATGTCGGAGTCTGTCCTGGCACGTAGCTAGGATATTTCTGCTGAGGATTGCTGACCGATATTACTTGACCGATTCTTAGAGTCGGCTTTTCTCCTCCCTTGTCTAAGATGTAGAAGAGAGAAGACTGTCTTAGTCCTTGAAACATTTTCTTTCTCTTTTAAAGGGGCAGACTTTTCAGTCTGTCCCATAGTTAATACTCTGTTAGCCGCCTGTAGGCTGCTGAAACCCAAGCAGTCGGATAATACCGCTCTTCTTATTGATGTATGCCAAAGCCTCCGTAGTTTCAGAAACGCTAGCTCCCGTCACTGCATTTCCCGCATGATCAACAACTGGCACCTTTGTTGTACCGGAAGCTGTTCCGCTAGTGTTGGCAGTTCCGTTAACAGTGGTAGAGCCACTATTTGGAGTTACGATTGTGACAGGAAGTGTCGCACTTCCCGCGGCAACTCCTTGATGTATCTTCAAGAGTACAATGCACTCGCAAGGCAAAGCATTGTAGTAGCAAGGATTGATACCATAATCAACACTCGCATCTGTGACCTGCTGAGCATTTGTCTTCAGCTCATAGATACCTCCTACATCAATACGTTTGATTTGGTTTCTCTGACCGATTGGAATAAATGGATTGAATGGATATAAAGGGAACATAGTTACCTCCTTTCCTAACAACCGCATCCTACAGTTGAACGAGAAGCCGCTACATCACCTGCATAAGCTCCCATGGCGGCAGCAGTATAAACGTCCTTGTTGAATACTCCGTACTGAGGGTACTGAACACTGATGGTATTAGGCAACTTGCACTTGATACCAGCCACCTCTGCCTGCAGTGCAGCCAAAGCTGCATTTACTGGTGTGATGACCTGCGCCTGATAAGACTGCAAAGCCTGTGTCTGATGCTCGTTTGAAATCTGAGCAAGCAGAGCACTATTCTTCTCTCTCAAAGCATCGAGCTTATCCTGCATTGCCTGTGTCTGCATCTGATCCAACTTAGCCAAGACAGACTGATTGTTAGCATCTGCCTTGTCACGGAGCATCAAAGCATTGGCATTTGCCGTATCATTGATGGCGTGGGTCTGCTGACAGATAGACAACTTGAGGTTGCCATCCATAGCAGTTATAGCATTGTTGGTCTTGCAGCAGCATTCTGCCAACTGAGTAGCAATGGCATTATTACCCTGCATGATAGCAGTCAAAATCTGATTAGCATTCATGCCCATCTGATTGCCGAGGTTGCAAATCTGCTGACCTAAGCCATTGATTGCAGCCATGACTGCATCACTTGATGTGTTGAGGGCTGTAGCCAAGCTCTGAACATCAAAACCATTGCGCTGAACTGCCTGCATGATAACGGCAGTATTGGCATCATTGTTAAGCATTGGCATAACGCCGCCCTGTCCGTTGGAACCCATGCAGCGATTACCTCCGAAGAGTCCCATACCATTATTGCCCATAAGGATGAACAACAAAAGGATAGCAAAGATGTCTTCACCCCAACCATTTCCGTTTCCACGGTTGTTCAAGAGTGCAATAAGACCTGGGTCAACACCCTGTCTCTGCATGAGTGCAGGAAGCATAGCCAAGATTCCATTAGAGCCTGTGCCGCTTGTGCCGCTCTCTGGATTGAACACGTAAGTTTTACTTTCCATATCCCGAATTTTTAATTTAACCTTAATATTTAACTAACACTATTTGTAACGTTACGTGTGCAAAGTTAGAAAATTGTTTTGAAATAAGCTATAAGGCTATCATAGTTTTCGTTAGTGGCTCTAAATCAGTGGTTTATGGTGATAGTAGGTAGACTCATTTTTTATCCTCTTAGAATGGAAGAATTTACTTTGCAAACAAAAAGGGCGACCGCTCATCACGAGTAGTCGCCCTAGTTATCCAAAAATAAATCTTAAAACCTTAATTAAACAACTTTTCTAAGAACATTTCTTTTTCTTCCTTGATATATATAATAAGTACATAACTATGAGTATAAAGCAGAACCAAAACATCTGCCCCGTTTTTAAGAATATCTTCTGCATACTTGACAGAGATTTCTCTTTTATAGATGGAGCGTTAATCTTATAGAACTGAGAAGTACCAATCTTTGATAATGAGTCACATCTTTCTCTGTAATATATAAAGCTATCTTTGTATGCTTTATATGTACTGATGGTATCGAGTAGCATTCTTCGTTCCTTTTCAAATAAATAGTGACTCTCGTAATGAAAACGATCTTCACCAATCTTATTCCCTTGCGCATCATATCGGGTTGCCGTGCTATCTTTTACATAGCTGCTATCTTTTGTAGCCTTTTCTGTTTCTCGCTTTTGGATATGTTGCCATTGCTCGAAGGCATAAGACAATCGGGTAGTGAAGAGGGAATCGAACTTCTTTTCACTCTGCTTGTCTGTGATGAAGGTTTGTGCAGTTACTGCTCTAGGAGTACTGCACCCTAAGACAGAAACAAGCGCAAGACCTACCACTAGGGTAATGGTTGCCCATTTCCAAAATCTTATATCATACCATTTCATCATTTATTCAATTTTAGATTAACATACGTAATGTAGCTAAGTCTGCGAAGCCACCCTTTAAGAAAACCTTTCTGGTCACCGACTGCAATTCTCTTTAGATAAGCTTTTCTATCTTTCTTGAAGGCTTCGAATAATCTTTCTCCATTGGATTTATTAATGGCATACAGCGTCTTATTACCGATAATACCATCTGCTGTGATACCTAATACAAGTTGCAGATGTTTTACCGCTTTGCTGACTCCGCTATTATAAGCGAAGTCTACTAGCATATTGGCTACGCTCTGATCCTGTATTTGGTCTGCCTTGCAAGCATTCCAATAGTTCTGCTTGAAAACTCGATGAAAGTCTTCCTCAGTAAGGCGTTTTACATCTTCCTCGTTAAGGACACCATCACCATTCTTGTCATACCCGACTCTCCTCCAGGTCGCAAGGGTGATGCCGTATTTAGTAGCGCCACCCCTGTCATGCTTGTTATTTGTATATTTGTCCGTTTCCCAACTGAGGATAAACGGAACGAGTTTACTAGAATCAGCCATGTTTACTTCTTCTCCTCCTCGCTATAATCATTTCTTTGAATAATGCAGCCAAATACAATAATGCTTACTATAATAGCTGCCACCATAATAATCGCTAACATCATATCTTTTCCTCCTTTTCCGTGTAATTTAGATAGTCTGACAAATATGGAATCTTCTCGATAAATTTGAAGCGCATGAGATAATAGAGGAAACTCACTACATACCAAGGTGGTGTTCCCTTTCGGAAAATCTGTTTCAAGTTCTTAAGAATATTGCATCCGTAGAACCATAATACTAGGTACGAGATAAAGGAAACGCATTGGACCGAGCCTTCCATTTGTCCTTTGAATCGCCCGATTGCATATACTGCTGCACAAAGAACGAAGAACACGGTAGCGTGACCGATGCACACAACTGCTTTCTTCAACTCGAAGTTCTCTCCTTTTGCAATCATGCCACTAAGATAACCGAAAATAAAGTTGAGGGTGAAGACGATCATAAGCGAAGATAACTCTCCTTCAATCGGTTTAAGATAGGCGAGGAGTGCAAGAACTACGCCTACAACAATATCTTTAATTCTATCTGCCATACTATAACTATTTGATGATTAAACAATGACGCTGCAAATATACAACAAAATATTTAATCATCAAATAGATTTCTCGAAAAAGTGCAAAACTTTATGTCTTCATATAAATGCATATATATAATTTCCTCGAAATATTGTATTTTTAAAAACCCACGAAATCGGGAATTGGAAACAAAAATCCCCTATACTATTGGCGTAGTATAGGGGAATATTACATTCCTGCTCGGAAATGCGATGCTCTTAAAAACGCTGCTCTAAAAAACACTGCAAATATAGACAATAATTCTGAAACCACCAAATTTTTCATCATTAATTTGTTAGATACAGATACAATCCTTCCACGAACCACATTATCAATATCATAGTTGATATCGTTACCCAAGTCAAGAAGTACTTATCGACCTTCTTATACTCGTAAGAATAGTATAGGTATGCGATGAACGTGCAGTTGATAATTACCAGTATCGCTACTATAATCAAAGTACAAAACATATAATCCATAATAATACTCATACGTTCTCGCTTATCCGTACTGCGATAGGGCTTATCCGTTATGATTTTCTCTTACTCTTAATGAAGTGCAGTATATCCCACTTCTTCCAATATCGGGTGTGCCCACGCTTCTTGCATTTTCCGTGCGGGATGTCACCCCTAGCGACCATCCTGTTCAACGTAGCATCAGAAACATGCAGTTTCTCCTTGACTTCCTCGGTAGATAGCATCGGGTTAAGCATATCTGGGATGATGTCACACAATCTATCCAGGTCATCATCGCTCATTCCGCAAGCGGTGACCTTCTCACCATTTCTCTGTTGCTCGTCAGCTTTAAAACAAGCGTCAGCCAACGACTTAAAAGCCGTGCCGAGCAACTTATAATTCAATATCTTTCCCATTATGCACAGATTTTACGTCCTAACTTTGACCTGCTGATAAACAAATCCACAAAAGAGTACAGATAGAATATTGCCGTTACCACCATGACCGTAAAGCAGGAATCTACCATATCTTTGGTGGTATACCAACTCCATTCCACAATGTGAGCCGCATTGATGCTTGCAAAGTAGAAGAAGGGAATGCGGTATCTCCAACACAAAAAGAAAAATCGGCTTGCCAGTATAAGAACCATAGGTAGGACGTACACCATAAAATATATGTAGAGATAGCAAGATGCATTCTCCGCATAAGGGATGAACATTTCACGAGGATGCTGAGAGAATTCATAAATGCCGTATGCGTGAAAGCACATAAGCGTGATAGGAACGTACTTGCAAAACCATCTGAAAAATTTCAGAATCCTTCTGCTATACCGATTACCGTGTCGCATCAGTAAGTCCATAACCTCACTGACATCTTTGTCTTTCAACCACTTTAACAGGTTGTCTTCGTCTTCTTTATTCATAAGCGTTGATTTAAATTAAATGATGTTGCAAAGATACATTTTTTTGCACAAAGCTAGCGAAAATGAGAATATTTTTGTGTTAAACTTTGCGAAAAGTAACAATCTGAAAGCAATATTGTAACATATTTATAGTTATCTTATGTAATCAAAAGAGTATTAATCATTTAAAGTAAAATTATGAGCGGCAAAGAATTAAGAGAATTATTAGCATCAAATGGCATTTTGCAAAAAGACATTGCAAAAGCACTCAACATTACACCTGGAGCCTTTAGCCAATTTTTGATGGCTAAAGATATAAAGACTAGCTTATTGGAATCTATTTGTGATGTACTTAATGTGAAAATGGACTTCTTCTACAAAGGAACTAAATATATGGATAGTTATATTGCGTTTCAATTGGAAGATTACAAGAAAATTTCTGCACAGATAGACAATATACAAAAGGTAATTGAAAAGATAGATAATAAGTTATGATAGCATTTCTGCTTAACTTATAAAGAGAGTGTGCCATGAATCCATAGCACACTCTCAATTAATATATACAAAGTCAGCGACTTAGAGTTTAAATGCAGCTCTTTACGAGCCAACCTATTGTTATCACTATGCCGTATCTAACCACATCTTCCCATTCAAAACATGGAAGGTGATACACCTTATATTGCCATATCTCCCTCGCTACCATTACTAAGAGGAGAAACAATACTCCCTTCCATCCGCACATAGCTGATGCAAGAAGGCTCAGAAACAGCCACAATATCATGCCGCACACATCCCTCTCATTGACTGAGAGGAGGACATTGAAGATTATTCTTAATCTGTTCATCATATTATCCTTCGAGCAAATCAACTATCTGACCATACCCACCTACAGCCATGACAGGGCAGAGTATCTTCTTGATAAGGATAATATCCTCGGCTTCGAGGTCTACGTTCTCGGCATCCTTGCCTATTTTGCAAGCTACCCGATAAGCACGTAGCTTTTCTTCGCCCGATAGCTGAATACTCTGATTGTCTATCACCTCGAAGAGTACCTTGCCTACAATATCACCAATAATCTGTGGCTTGTAGGTTTCCTCTCCGTTCTCGTTCTTTACTGGTGCTACGATCACCTCACCCTTCCAATTCTTGAAAGGTACATTAAAATTCTTTTTCATATTTATTGTTTTTTAAAAAAAATTATATGCCCATATTCCACATCAGCCTCCAGTTGGTTCCAGTATATATGATGCACGCCATCTCGTTATCCGTTGTAAGTTTGTAAGATATTCCGTTTCCTGACGGATAAAAAATCTTCGTACCATCGGTCGTCTTCAGAGTGTAATCGTATTTAGATGACCTTATAATCCAGTACATCTGACCTATTTCCGGTTCTGTTGGAAGGCTGAGTGTGACTTCACCAACATCGACTATGGTATCTGCGCCAGTAATACTGTTGTGCTTCTTCCATCTATCGACAATCTCTAAGAACACATCATATTTTGACAACGTCTGGCTTGACGTAATAATTCTGAAACAAGGTCTGAATCCTGCAAAATCACCTTTATCACAAAATATTGCATGATTACCGCAAGGATATAGCGAGTTAACAATGCCAGTATCTCTAGAAAGCCTATCTATGTTACCAGAGGCTGAAACATACAATGCGATATTCTTTAAATTTTCTATACCAATATTACCGCCATAAGATGGTGTTGGATGGTCGTACTTAACAACTATCTGCTGACCAACATAGTCCAATCCGTATTTCCAGTTAGCTCCGATTATATTATCAATGCCATGAGTTTTGTTATCGAAGGAAATATACCCTGGTGTAAGCATGAGTTTGTTTTGTCCGTTGATTCCATTTATACTGGTCTTTCCTATATTGAATCCACCTATATATCCGCTCGTAGCATACATTGCTCCCTCGCTCGATACGTAGAACGATGACTGGCTAGCTGTATCCCCACCAACAAACAATGGCGCATAAGTAGTATCATCTACCTTACACGCTTCAATCTCGTAGTTACCGAAATATCCAACCTTGGTAGATCCATCCTCAGACTTCGCCCAAAGATGCTTTACCTCGATTTTATCAGCATCAATAAGCTTAGCATTGAGCTTGCCATCTTGGGCAAAGAGGGTAACTTCATCTTTATTGTATATAGTTACCTTATCGCCCTTAATAGCAACTTGATTCCCGCTAATAACAATACCAGCCGTTCCCAAATCCTTAACCAACTGAGTAAAGTTCCCGATAGGCGTACTCTCATTAGTAGCAGTAATGAGACGAACAATCTCCGTCTCACTAGCTGTCTTTGGCTTGCGGCTAACCCTTACAACACCTTGCGCACTATGTCCTGCCATAGTATACCTCCTTTCTTAATTATTTCAATACATTGTTAATCAACTCAACAGCCTTTCGAGCTATCTCCTTTGCGTGGATGCGCCACTCTTGCATCGCCTTATACTCTGCAATATACTCCTCACGCTTGCTGTCATCCAAGGAAATAGATGCCACGGCACTATTCTGAGCCAACTCGAAGTTAAGACGAATGGCATCCATCTTGTCTGATGGGTACTTGTCTTCGATGATGGCTGACGCTATTGCATCATAGCTGCGGATGCCGCCACGAAGCTCGATGTATTCGCCTTGGCAAGAGTTCTCTACCACCATGTGCATACTATCATTCGCATCATCTGCTTTCTGCTCGATACGAACAAAATCATAAGCTACTTGAAGGTAGTTACCTGAAACAGAAACCTTCACATTATCCTTTGGCAATTCTGCCATTGTGCATTGTATCTTCATAATCTGATATTTTAAAATTGTTAATCTAAATCATAAGTATATCTGCCACCTTTGTCTACTCTGAACAGAAAGGTGTCATTGACTGGCAGAAGATTCTTCTCCCTTACTTTCATAAGTTTCTGCCTTATGAGTTTTGATGAAGTGCAGAACTTATACTCTGTTCCTGGGCTATCTTTCATTTCGTACAGAACCCAGCAGCGACCACCCTTGCCATTGACCTCTACATCATCTTCAAAGTCTAATATGTTGATGATGGTGTGATTCTGGCACAACAGAGCTTGGTTATATTCCTGTACGGAAAATATACGCTTTCCGTTCTTGTCTACCGAGTATTTCGGTGATACGATTCCTATATCCTTGAAACTCATGTTCTTTGTACTTTTAATTTCTTGTTTATAATTTTCGGGGTAGTCTCCGACTATCTTCTTCCAAAGATGCTTGCACTTGCCCCACCTTGCTATTCCCCAATAAGCTCCGATAAGTTCCTGCCGCCTTTTACGGCTCTTTACTCTACCGAAAGCCTTTGCTGCCTTTACCTTTGTACGTCTGCGCATCCTCATGTTCTTGCGAGAATATACATAACCAACAAAGTCTAGGCATCTTCCTTTTACACTTTTCTCTTCGTCATGCAGCTCTGCTACATGACCGCTTGCCTTCAGACAGAGACCATATTGGTTACACCAGTAGTCTAATCTTCCGAGCAACCGAACAGATTCTTCCCTTGTTTCAGCGAAGAAGGTAATATCATCACAATGCCGATGATAACCTTTTGCATGCTCGATATGTACCATAGAGTAGTCTACCAAGCTCAATGCGAGATTACCCAACATCTGACCGATAGGATTACCGAGCGTTACACCACGCTTACACCCGAGATACTTTATTCCACCTTTGTCTGCCCAAATGCAGTACTTCTGCTTACGCTCATATTCTTCTATCATCAGAGGTTCAATCTCTACAGAATAATCGAGCATGGTCTGCTCTATCAAGTCGATGAATAGTTCATCGTCTATATACCGCCTGAGTATCATAAGCAGAACAGGATGAGGTATTGTCAGATAGTACTTTCTGAGGTCTCCTTTCCCATAATAAGCCCATTTCGGATGCCTTCTGATAGCTCGTTGCGTTCTCAATGCACCGAATACCTGACCTTTACCTTTTCTGCCAGCACTTGAATCATATATGAGCACTCGCTCTACTATAGGTTCTAGCACTATCTTTATGGCATGGAAGAGAACGTTCCAAGGGTCGAAGTGCATAGGGCATATCTTTCTTGCCTTATTCTCTGATACTATGTCAACCTCTTTATATTCCTTCTTAGGATAAATGCCGAGGATGAGCATATTCTGTATGCGGTCGATAATCTTATCCTTATCTCGGATATATCTCCTTGCAAACCACGTATTCTTATCATCTAACGCATTGTAGGCATCATCACCACCTTGCTCCAATGTTTCCCTCTTTACGAGTTCATTCATCAGATTCTTTACCTTTGCTGTCATTGTGTTTTATATTTAAAGCCTATTGCTTTTTTGCCGCTTTGCCCGTGACTTTGTTCTGCTCGTACAACTGAGCCGATTACTTCACCACGCTTACTCTCCATTCAGCGAATACAGAGAGCCTTTCCGCTGTTATTTTCTGACTAGGCTGAAAGCCCACGTCAAGGTTTGAGAGACTCGCTTCTTCATATATCCATACACGATAGATTATTGATTCAGCGATTATAAATAAGTGAGACGCACACCGTAGTTCGTATTGCGATTGCCGAAGTCGTTATTCGAATTGACGTAGAACGAGCCGCAGTTAAGCGCATTCCTGGCGTTACCACCAAAGAGGAGCAAAATGTCTCTCGCCACCTTTTATTTTATTTTTTTTCTTATCACCATTTTTGCTTCGGTGGAGCAAGCTCCACATCGGGTAGCGCAGACCCTACAGGTCTGCGCCGTTTACGTATGTCGGATTTCCGTAAAAAGCGAGACGCACACCGTAGCGCGCATCGCGAGGGCCGAAGCCGATATTCGAAGCGACGTAGAACGAGCCGCAGGTAAGCGCACTCCGGGCGAAACCACCAAAGAGGAGCAACTGCCCCCTGCTGTTTGCCCATGAGTAGTCACAATAGTAGTTTGCGCTATTATCGCCACCAACTGTTTTTGGCATGATGTCGAAGAAGTCTCCAAGGACAAGGCTCAATACCCATCCACTATTTATATTTCGTGTGAATGTGCGATAATCTCCGACAGGATGCGCTTTAATCTCGGAATCAGAAGGCATTCTGTTGCCTTTGTATACGAATGCTTCTGAACCAGTCTGACCGCTATTATCGCTATTACCGAAGTAGATGCCTTGTATCATCTGCCAATACCATCCCCAAGGGTTCTCGATACCGAAGAGATTAACATGGCATGCGTCAGCGTTTCCTGTCAATTCTGCCAAGCTGATTTTACCATTGTTATCTCCAAGGCTCTTTGTCGCACCCGTTGCAAGACCATTAACCTTATCCCATAAGTTTGCGCTACCTGTAGGACCACAACCGAATTTAGCCTGTGAGTTGCTGTTTCCGCTTTCCCACAAAACGAGCATCGGAATAATCTTCAATATCTCATAGTCGAGCAGACCGAAATTCTTTCCGTTATTATGGGCATAAGTAAAGAACTCACTGATTGATATATTATTCGATACACCAAGTCCACTACGGCTTACAAGCTTATTGCTAACAATACTACCCATATATGCGCCAAAGGTAGGATGGTCGATATAATGCTCAGAGATAGGATAGGTAGAACCCCAAAGAATGTTGCATCCTGCTGACGCATCGTACTTCACAAGATAGTAGAGACGATGAGGGGTATGGAACATGATATGCCCCTTGCTCTCATCAACGGTTGTGCCATCCTCGAATACAGCAGAGTTGCTGCGAGACAATTTAGCCATTCTTCCATCGTTAGTGAGCAAGTATCGACCGAGCGAAGACTTGAACTCATTCCACTTCGTCTGGTTGCCACAAACTCCCCATTGCGTATCACTTGTCTCTTTAAGATAAGTACCCCAAGCGATAAGCGAGAGGTCAAGCTGGTTAGTGCTGATAGAGTTAGCTAAGTCTGACAGCTTGATACGTCTGAGAGAGCCGCCAACCTCAATCAATAAGGTATCACCCTTAACCATTGATGATACCGATGCTACTGTTGCAAGATTTTTCATATTTTGCTATTTTTATGTTACTAAATCAGTTACCAATTAAGTATTCTCCGTTCTCATCAACGAGAGGTTCAGAGCCATCAGAGAAGAAATCGAAGCTCGGCTTGTACTCAGCATCGCATCTTATCTCCAGCTCATCATCAGCGGTTTCTCCAAGACCTGTATCAGAGATATTGAAGATTGCCGTATCGCCTTCTTGCCATTGTCTTGTCGTTGTCGCACCAGCATTCTGTGCAATCGTGCTCCAATTAAGCTTCAGAACATTTGCAGGGCAGTCCACGATATTACCCTCTGAATTGACTAGAGCAATCTGCTGTCGGTTATCAACTCCAGGAGATATGTCTACGTTCTGTCCTGCCGACACGCTGTATTTAGGGTAAGTTCGGGAAACAGAGATTTGCTTGTTACATACTTCCGTGTCGCCTACAAAAGCCCTGATAACGTATGATGCCGAATCAATAAGTCTTAGGTCGAGCGTGATATAGTTATTACTAATTGCGACCACCTCATTCATTCCTACGCTTATCTGTGTCATCGAAGAACCGCTCATCTTGTACAGCTTGATAGTGTAGCCAGAAGTAATACTCTTTGCTCCCTTGTAGATATGGAGAGGAATCTTTCTCAGATAAGCCTTTTCATCAATGCAAGCGTTTCTAACAGCATCGGATGCAGCTATCATGCCATGAGCTACCTTGTAGTCGTACAGAAGCAATCTGTCTAACATTGGATTGTAGATGATAGTCTCATCATCATCCAATGCCATTGAATAAGCATCATCACTCTTAGATACCGTGTTCAGTACCACCTCATCGGTAAGGATAGGAACATTGACGTTGGTTCGATAGTCTACGATGTCTGCCTTGAATCTCAATGCAAATCGTTCTGCTACTGCCACATTACGGAATATGGTAAGGTCTCCACGTGTAGCACCATCCTGATTGATGGAATAGTCCGAAGCTGCCCACACCTTGCTTATATCCTCGCCATTGACGAGCCACACCATGTTGGCAAGTATCGCATTGGCTTGCTGATACTTCCACGTTCCATCGCTTGCGTAAGCTGTGATGTCTGGGTGCAAGACACAAGGCGTGTTGGCTCGGTTCGGCTCAAAGCTGCTGTTAGCCACGTTATACACCTGCGTGGTAGGAGATCCGCCCGACACACATACGATTGATTGTGCCGTATTGAGCGGTGCAAATGCCCTTCTTATTCTTACTGCGTTGTTTGTTGCCATAGTTCTTTCCTCCTATTTTTACCAAGTTGCCGTAAACAGAACATAAGCATCATGCTCTGAACCGCCATAGTCGCTCTCAGATTTTGCGATTGTGACAACGTTAGAGTTTACTTCCTTGATAAGCTCGTTGTTATCCTTGTAGGCTTTGGCGTTCCACGCAACACCTGTAGGCGTTACGATAGCATTCGTTCTTGTGTTCTTGATATTACCAGTAATCGTTGCATCCTTGTCACCTATAAGGTTTGATACCTCACCTACAACGACGTATTCGTCAGCATTATCCATCATTACCTTTCCAGCACGAAAGCAAGCGTTCTGCGCATCCTTGTGATAAAACTCACAGGTAATTAGGGTAGAGCCGTTCACCATGCTACGTGTGACCGTGAGGGTCTTATCACTTCCGAGTACTTCCCCTGCCGAGTTCTTCCACTTTACAGAGAAGTCGGTGAGTTCCGTAGTTGATAGCCACAATCTTGCTGAGAGGGTAGCTGTGTCCTCATTCTGAACTTCTGTCAGTATCGAGCGGTTAGCGGTTATCCATCCCATGTATGAGTTGTTACCCATAGGCTGTATGAGGATAGTTACGAAGCCGCTTACGTCCTGAGTGCTGCTACCACCTATTGTGGCAGTACCGCTATATGTGAGAGTGTCTGAACTTGTAGAACTGCTTGATGCAAGGTTCTTGAATATCTTCAATCTTCCGTTAGCATCCATACCGAACTTACCATCTCCTGTAAGCTGAAACGAACCGCTCGTACTTCCAGGGATAAACACAAGCGGAGTATCACCATACTTCCATTTGTGGTCGCTGAGAGATACGATATTACCCTTTGAACTCTTTACAACAGGAGTAAGGATAGGTCTGCTCGCATCATCCGTTTCCCAGTTAGGGAATGGTGTTGCGTTATCGTTATTTGCATCCACACCTTGGAAAAGCGGCTGTGTGCTCTCGATAGATATGGATAACGAATCAGTGTTGCGCGCACGTCTTACAGGTATACAGCCTTGTGCTGAATAATTATTTGTTGCCATCTTTATTCCTCCGTATTTTTAAATTGTTCCAACTCTTGCTCGGTCATAGCCTTACCACCGATATTCTTAACACGCTCATCCAAGGTATCACCTTGAATATTGCTGCTCATCAACACTTCCTTCTCATTGAGAATCATCTTGCCGTGAGCAGTTATGTGGGTGTGCAAGTTGAATCCGAGACCCAACGCTTGCACCTTGTCTAATATTACATACATCATACGCTTATTGTTCCTTTTGCTAGTTCAACTTTGTTACCCCAAAAAGCAGTGATGGTGAATATACAGCTAGTGGAATCACCTATATCATCTTCATCGTCCGTCCATGCTATATCTATCGTTCCATCAAAGTTCTTGACCTTATCCTTATTCTGCCAAGCAGCATCATTGACAGCATCACCACTATCACGCACGATGTTCCACGATGTTACTTGGTCGGTAATATCCTCAAAGCCACGTATCACAGAACATACTACATGATTTGTCTCGCCCTTGTCTATCCACTCTCCTGTGCTCTGAGTGATATTGAGTGTAGCATCAAGAATGGCATTCTGCGCCTTCCAGAAATCGTTACCCCTTGCTGGCTCACTCGTTACCTCAGTTCCTTCGGGTGCAACACAGAGCCATGTCGTTCCGTTGTGCGTCACTTGGTCGTAGTACACGTAGGTATCACCCTGCTTCCAATCACCACGATAGTTGATAGTCTTAATAGGTAAACCCTCAATGGTTACTATCTCGTAGTACTGAGAGTAGAACCGCACCTTCTTCGGGCTTATCTCGTAGACAAGATTACCATTGCCGAGTGTATAACTGTGGACGTTAGTATAACCAACTTCCCGAGGAGCGTTATCACCATAGGTTTCTTTAACCACGAAGCTCATTCTGTTTGTGTTCGTGCGGTTACCCATTAGAACGATTGTGTCTCCAGCAGCAGGGTTATCACTACCTTCTGCTTTATCAGTAGCAGAGATAACTATCCATGCGAATTTCTTTCCGTCATAGAGGATATTGTTGTTTGCATCCCTTATCTCCTCATTATCCGTAGACACATCAGTAATCTTACGCCAATAGAACTTGTTCGATACGTTCTCATATACGCCAGCCTTGATGTTGAACGTTTCACAGCGTACTTGGTCATCAACCTCAAACATATTCGTGGTAGCTGTCGTACCATCGTCTGCCAGGAGATAACACTTCCAGCCTGTTACTTCGCCTTGAGCATCTGTTATCTCTCTTACCTCAAATATCTTTCCGGCAGAAGGAGAGAAGACGAGATTACCACCTACGAAGGTGGTTTCACGAATCGTCAAGTTGTTGAAATACGCCTTGCCCCAGACTGATATGTCTGTAACATTCAATCCGTACTTACCATCCTTGCGCTTGTAAAATCCAAAACCAGACTGAGTTGCATCATCGTAATCAGCAGAGTTCAACAGATTAATGGTTACGTTTCCGTTTGCATCAATGCTGTATGCGTTGTTATTGCCTATGAGGATGCCTTGCAGGAACTTCTGCACCTTTTCCCAAGTGATTGTGCCCTTTGCGGTGTTATCCAGCAGCCTAGATATAAACTCCATCCTAGAGCGTCTAGCAGAATAAACGTTACTATCGGATGCAGGAGTGGTATCGTTCATGCCAATTACATAGACACCTCCACCATTACCGCTTCCTGTGCCGCCTATCTGCATTCCATTCACCTTGATGGAATCAACCTTGTCTTCCAACTTACCCAACCGGCTAGTAGCTGCCTTTTCGCCAACCGTGTACTGAGGGTGGTCGTAAGGGATATCCAAAGGTATCTCCATTCCGATGATACGAGAGTTTCGGTAGTGCTTGCCATCCGCATCCACCTGCGCAAACATATCATTAATCAGCTTTACCTGTTCACCGAGAGGATGGTAATCGTATATTCCATCATTGTAGAACTTGTCGCCATCCATCGTGCAGGTGAAGTTTGAATTGCTGATCATGGTCTTCTGATAGTACTGCTTCGCTCTATCGAACAGAGATAATTGAGCAGTAGGGATGAGGTCCGTATCTGTAATCTTGGTTGCGTCCCAATTGAACAGGAAGTACTTATCACCTACCTTCGGGCACATAACGCCATCGGGAAGAGTTCTTCCGTAAGTGTCATTAGCCACTATCTCGAAAAAGTTCTCCTTGTCGATAATCTTGAAACTAACATCGAACTCCATACCCATGAGGGCACCGCTAGTGAACTTGATACCTAGAGTGAGGTTGCTCTTTATCCAACTAGCTTCAAAGCTTTCAGCGAAGGAGTCCGTTGAACCAATCTGCCAAAACGTCTGTGTAGTCTTAGTTCCATCATCGTTATCAACAGTGCTATCGTAGGTCTTGATTCTGCTCACCCTGCATTCAACCTTCGGGTATTCTTCCTCGAACATCACGACACCTTCGATAGCCTGCTTGTCGTTCTTCACGACATTCACATTCTCCAGGTAGCCATCCTTGGCATAGAAACCATCACTATCTACTTCCTTGTTAGGGAGCATGAGGTAATCGGTAGCTACACCATCGGTGGTGACGTCCGCATCGGCACCAGTGAAATATCCCTTCGGAATATTTCTGTCTGAGCCGAATGCGTACAGTCTCGTAATATAAGTTGACTTAGATTCCGAATAGGACATAGACAGAACATTAACATCCTGTTCGAATGTTGTCTGCCCTTCCATTTCGCAATATCCAAGGTATATAATAGAGCCATCTATCCACCACTCGCAGTTGAGTGCGTCTTCAGAACAGATGGCGTTGAGAGCATCGAGAATGCTGATAGAGCCGTACTCTATCAAGAATCTCTTCTGAACATCGAAAGCCTTGTTGTTGTACGTAGTGTAGTCAACAGAGAAATCCTCGCCATTATACGTAAGACCTAGTGCCTTTAGGTTGCCGAGTATAACGTTCATGTGTACACCTACAGTTGTGGTGAGGTTGAAGGAGGTCTCGTTGGCTCCGTGCTGAGGGCGATACTTGCAAATCTTATTCTTCCAAGACATATAGTAGGCATCCATCTGCATTTCGTAGTCGTAGCCATCACTATCATTGTGCTTAGGGAAGTATGATGATGTAAGCTCAAAGTAGCCGAAGTCGGGAATCTCTACGGAGTCCCCAATCTCGAAATAGACAGGAGTAGCCGTAGTGAACTTCAAGATGATGTAGTGGTGGTCCATAAGCTGATATGACAGCTTAGAACCCTCACCGAAGTCCTCTAATGTGAAGAATACATTGTTATTTCTCTTAATCTGAATCATTAGCTTGTATATTTACTTGTTTCACCTCTGTCACTAGGGTCTGGCTCGTTGAGCTTTAGGCTGAACTTTGCCATTTCCCGAATGCACTGACTAAACTGAGTGCAGGAGAGATAGATGCACCGATACCACACATTAGGCTGGAATCGGGTGCGGATAATCAACTCTCCCTTGGCAAGAACCTCCTCGCAGAACCTAGCATAGTTCATCAAGAACGTATCTGAGTCCTTGGCGGTCATATTGAACGGCAGCGTTATCTCCCTCTCATCCAATCTAGGATTGTGCTTGATAACCGACTTTCCGTCCTTTGAGCGATACTTGTTGCTGATGAACTCCTTGTTTGGTGCAGGGGTCATGAGCGCACTGAGGGCGGTTTCGTCTAGAAAGATGCCCCACGTAAGGTAGGCATCCTTGCCATTTATGTAAAGTTGTCCTTTAAGCATAACTATTTAATCATTAAATAACCTCATAGGCTTCGCTGTGAGCCGCTTTTTCTATTGTTGAGTATAGTTGTAAGGGTTGACGAGCGAAAAGCCTATAGAGGTCAAATATCCTTTAATCTTCTGTTCATGTCATCCAGCTTTGTCCCAAAGTCATTATAGGTGAGCTTTGAATACTTCACGATGTCTTCGAGATAGCTGTTTGTCATAATCATCATATTTCTAATCTCCAATACTGCGCCATTGGTTGAGATTCCGAGTGTAACGATGCTCTCCATCTGTGATATGGTGGTAGTCATGTTCTGAGCGATTGACTCTCCTGCAATCTGCAGGGCGGTGAAGCGACCATTCAGCTCGTCCGCGGTATCTTGCCCCATAGATGCCCATCCTCCGCTTGTTGCGGTCTGTGATGAGGATGAGGAACCAGTGTAGCCTGTTACCTTTGCCCACTCGTCACGTCTCTTCAAGCCTTCCTGGACTATATCATCGTAACGCTTGTAGAATGCATCTACATCTTCTTTGGTTAGCTTTCCGTTTTTATCCTTCATAGCCTTTGCCCAATCATCGTAGAGTTTCTTCAAGTCTCCATTGATAAGGTCTTCCATACTGAAAGAGAGAAGGGACTTCTGCATCTTTTCTGCGAAATCATCTGCCATTTCGCTAGCAAAGTCGCTACCATCCTTCTTCATGTCCATAAGGTCCGTCAAAAAGCTATCTCTCATTCCACTGAAGGAAATCTGAGTAAGATTCTCCTTGAACTGCTCTGACAACTCTTCTAGCTTGCCCGCTTGGTCTATGTAGTCATTCAGCTTCTCTGTAAGACGCCCACCATAGTTACCCTTTCCAGTGTTCTCGATATGCTCCCAAATGGCAACGTTACCACGGAGGAGCTTCATTTCCTCTGGACTGAGGGAGAAGAGGTCGCCATTGAAATCTGATTTGACGTTTTTCTTGATCCAATCCATCTCGTCACTACCGAAGCCGCCCCAATAAGCGTTCCATGAGTGGTGCGAACCATGATAGCTTGCCTGCGCCTTTGCGATGTCGAGGTAGTTCTGATTGGTCTCCTGCTGATTCTTATAGGCTTGCTCGTAGTATGAGGTTGCCTTGGAGCCAAAGGAGTTTTCCATTGCATCAGTCAAATCCTCGATGGATTGCTGCAAGAGGGTATTTCTATCCGTCAGTCTTTCGATGGTTTCATTGACCTTCTTTGCATTTCCATCTCCACCGAACAGACTATTAAAGCCACCGAATGAAAGCGTATTGAGGATATGAGAAACGTTGTTCCCGATACTCTTCAATGGCTTCATAACGATGTTACCCGATAAAGCATCATCGAGGATGCCCGTTACTGCGCCAAAGACCGTGTCCATGAGGTTGCTGATGAGTGTTCCGAAGCCATCTTTCAGAATATCGAGGATACCGAGTATTGCTGAGATTATTTCACCTGCCATACCGCTATCCCCTAAAGCTTTCGTCAGAGATTTGGCTGCGTCACTATCTTTACCGAGCAACCCTTGGATGCCCTTTGCGAGCGTGTTAGCAACGTCCTTCTGCATAGAACCACCGAAAAGCTTGTCAAGCCCTAGGATAGAGTTTCCTATGCCTTTGAGCGACCCCGATGTAAGACCCTGCAAGCCATTTTCAAGCTGCTGAAACTGAGAAACTGCCTTCTGTGCAGATGTCTGCAAGTCTGATGATGCCTTCTGAACTGATGAACCGAACTCCAAAACGTTGTTAGATGCGGTAGCAAGTACGCCCTGCGCTCTAGAGAGGTTGGCTTCAGCCTTGCTGATACTTGTCTTGTCACCACTCTTCTTAGCCTTGGCAAGGTCTTCCTGCGCCTTGGTGACAGCTTTCGTGGCTTCAATCTCTCGCTCCTGTGCATCAATATAGCCCTGCATGGCTGACTGATAGGAGTTGATGTCGTCCGAAACCTTCTTAAAGATGTCACTATTCCAGATGGTGGCAGAGCCTTGTAGCTTGGAGATAAGTTCCTGTATGGTCTTCTGCTCATTAACATCTGTTGTGCTCTTGGAGAGCTCTTGCAGCTTCTCAATGGTAGGCTCCAGTTGGTCCTTGAACATAGCTCCGAAGTCTCCGAAGACGCTTCCCCAATCGATGTTCTGTCTGATGGCATTTATCTCGATGGTTTGGAGGTCCTTCTTTCTCTGCTGCTGTAGAGAGAGCTTCTCGCCTTCTGTCTGAGCCTTGGCAATCTTCTCTTCGTACTCCTCGGCAATGGCTTGCTTCTGCTGATAGAGTGAGCCATACTCCTTCAAGTAGTCACGCATAGAGGTGAGGGCTTCCCTGTTGACCTCATCAAGCTTCTTGTTATACTCTTGGGTAGCGAGGTCTCTTGCCTTATTGAGGGCATTGGACTGAGCAGAGGTAAGGGTTACTTTCTTGCCAGCTTCCTTGTTTTTCTTCTTGAACTCTGCTTCCTGCTTGTCAATCTCGGCTTTGCGCTTGGCATAGTCGTTCTTAATTTGAGCAATCTTCTTCTCCGTGCCTTCCTGCATGAGGGAGATAGTTTCATCTGTATTTTTCTGCTGCAAAGTCTTCAAGCGGTTGTTTAAATCCTTTTGGGCTTTGATAGCTTTGTTCTCTTCCTTGATGCGAGTCTTACGAGCTGTAACTGCCGCTTTTGCTGCCCTTCCGCTTACATCACCACCTAGTTTCGAGTAGGCATCCTTGGCTGCTTTCAAGTTTTGGGTGGCGGTTTCGTACTGAGAAGCGGTGTATTTGCTCTTATTTCTCTCCATAGCAGCAACCTTCTTCTTGGCTGCGTTGTATTCACGCTGCGCTTTGTTGTAAGCCTGCTGATAGGTTTCCGTAGAACCAGTGTTAGCCAACGCTTGTGCTCTTTTTTTGGCTTGGTTGAGGGATTGTTTGGCTGTATTCCATTGAGCCCTAAAAATCAAAGGTATTGTCGTTGCGCCAGTGACCGCCCAATTACGCTTCATCGCTAAGAGGTTATTCAGAACCTTTGTTTTCTCAGACTCCTGCATGCGGAGATTCAGATCAGCAGGATTGTTCTTGATGTCTTCTCGAAGACCTGCTATCTCTTTCTGAGCCTTATTGATGAACGCATCCAATCTACTCTCACCTGTGGCGTAGTTGATGGTTTCGTTGGCAGCTTGCCAATCGTTAGCCAGATTGATTGCTTCGTCATAGAAGTCAAAGATTTCTTGACGTACACTTTCGTTCTCCTGTGCTTCTTGCAAGCGAACTTCGATAGGCTTTGCGTTCTCGGCTGCTTGGTCTCGAAGTTGGATGATGTTGGAAAGCTTCTCTTCTGCTTGATCAAGGTCTTCTTGGGCTTGGCTTATCTGTGATGAGATAGCGATGCTACCTTGACCGCCATTGGCTGCGTCTGCTCTGAGTTGCATTTGAAGCTCCTCAACCTTCTTTCGATACTTCTCAACTTCCTCAACTGCCTTGTCGTACTTCAACTCATCCATGCTCTCGGCAACTTCCTTCTGCGTCTTAGCAAAATCGGCTGATGCAAGTTGAGCTTGTGAGTATTGCTCCGTTAACTGAGGTGCGAGGTTGGAGAGTTTTTGGTAAGCTTCTGCCTTCTCGTATTCTGTAGCTGTCTCAGACTGAATAGTTCTGATAAGGCTTTCGATATTCTGCTGACGTTCCTTGACCTTGTTATCAAACTCATCCCATGCTTCATTGGATTTCCTTACTGCCGTTTCATGTGCTGATTCGGCGGTAGCAAGCTTATACACGGCATAGGTTACTGCTGCGATGGTGGCAGCTATCCAAAAAAGAGGACTGGAGAACATAGAAGCATTCCATGCGTCCTGTGCTCTTTTGCAGAGAAGGGTGACCTGTGCCCATATTCCTTTGGCTGCGGTGTCTCTTGCGGTTGCTGCGGTATTCAAACCTTGGGATGCGGTGTTAGCCGCATTGGCTGCTGTATTTGCTTCTGTGGCTGCGGTTGCAGCAGTTTCTCTAGCCGTTTGGAGTTGCTTTGCGATGGTGTTCCTTTCGTTAACGGCAGTGTTGAGTTTGATTTCTGCTGTCTCTACCTTCTGCCCATCTGTATAGGATTCCAGGGCATCATAAGCATCTTGGAGTGATTGAACCTCGTTGTCCTGCATAGCAAGTTTGTTCTCCAATGCCTTCACTTCCTCTGCGGCTGCGGTGGCTGCGTCTGCCTTTGCTTTTGCCTGCGCCTGTAGTTCGGCAACGTAAGCCGCGACCTCTTCACGCTTAGATGCTACCAGCTCTGCCTGTGCTGCTGATAATTGACCTTTGGCTACAGCTTCTTCAAGGTCTGTCTTCTTTGCTTCTTCCTTCATAGGGAGCAAAGATTCAAGAGCTGACAACTCGGCTGCATATCCTGCATTTGTTGTTGCTGTGTCAAAGGCTGCTATACTAACTGCCATTGCCTTATAAAGACCGATGGCAGATGCAGCTGCAAGGATAACCTCACCTATCTCCTTCCAATGGTCGATAACCTTAGATGTGATATCCAAAGCATCATTCATCAAGCCTTCCGTCTGTGTGCCGAGGTCATTAATAGCCATTTCGATGGTGTCTTGGATATTGCTTATCTGTCCAGTAATAGAGTGAGATTGCTTTTCCATCAATCCACCGAACTTGCCGCCTTCATTGGTAAGGCTCTCGATAGCCTTCTTGACTTCGGGGAAACCTACCTTACCTGCTGTCACCAATTCCGAAACCTTATCCTTGGTAACTCCGAACTGCTTGGCAAGTTCCTCCGTCAAAGGAATACCGCGACCTGTAAATTGCATCAAGTCTCTTGTGAACAATCGACCTTGCACCATCGTGGTACCATAGAGCCATGTGAGGTCCTGCAAGTTCAATCCCAATCCTGCTGATACGTCACCGAGCCTTCTCATGGTATCGGTAATCTCGTTGGCTGCAAATCCGTATGCAAGGAGCTGCTTTGCGCCATTTACCACACCCTTCATGTCAAAAGGTGTAGAAGCAGCAAGGTTGGCGAGGTCCGAAATCATTCCCTTTGCCTTCTGTCCGCTACCGAGCATGGTTTCAAAGGCAATTTCAAACTGCTGAAACTCTCCTCGGACAGTACCCAGTGTGCTGATGATTTCCTTTGCCGTAAAGCCAGCGAAAGCCATCGATGCAACGGACTTGATGCGATTGAAAACGTTCTCAATGCTCTGACCCTGCTGCTCGACTGCTCTTGCTGTCTGTGATACTCCATCCTGTACCCCTCGAAAGGCTTTCAGTACGGATGAATTATCGCCTGTTATGTCAAACTTGATACTTGCCATTTTTTTTATTCTGTTAATTACGTAAAGGTGCACCTCCTCACCCAAACCTTTATTCTTTACTTTGTTCTTGTTAGTGAAGGAGGTTAAATTGGATTCTCTTCGCTCTGTCTGATCAGCTCCATGAGGTCCTCTTTGTTATCTCCGCTGAAGACCTTTTCTGTTGCTGATGGAATGTGAGCCTTCTTTCTTTCCTCATCGGATAGATAGATGGAAGTTATCTTATCCTTCATCATAAGCGTGAGGTTGTTGTATGATATTTCCCACAGAACATAGTCAAGGGTCCACTTGTATCTCTCGCAAGCTGCGTCAATGAGAGAGCCCCAAATGGTTCTGCCACCAAAGATATACTGATTACTGGAGTCTTTGGCTTGGTTTATCTTCTCCATACGCTCCGCTTCCTTGTCTATTCCACATTCCGTGATGATGTCGTGAAGCTTGTTGTCTGAGAGTATGGTGATGAGAAGGGTTGCTATATCATCGTTATCACAGAACTTGAAGATGATGTTTTCCCTTGCCTTCAATATGCGTGAACTGAGCATATCGGATTTCTTCTGAAGAGTGTGGTAGGCTATTATCTTACAGCAAAGACTTCGATTCTCCTCTACTACACGGAGTGCTTCAATGAGGGGATTCAGCTTTAAGTTATCATCTTTGATACCTAGCTGCTTAATCAATGGAGCAGTCAAATACATCTTGCCTAAAGTCTGAGGGTAGATAAACAAATGTCTTCTACCTACCTGTATGCCTAGAGGTGTATCTGTTAACACCATGGCTATAATAGCGCCAATTTCGATGTCATTCTCCATAAGCCAATAAAATTTGTTAGCACCCAAGGCAGGACTCGAACCTGCGTCTTTCAACCAGCATTTTAAAGACCAACTGGATTTCATGTGACGGACTTTGGTCTCGCTCTAACCAACTGAGCTACTTGGGTAGGTTGCCGACTGATAACCCTCAATCGGCAGAAGGGTGAAAGGAAATCAACGTATTGCCTTAGGGTTCACCTTCGACCTGTCCGTTTGTTGGAATGGTTATTTCCGTTGTTGTGTCTGTAGCACCTGCAGGATGCTTGAATGTAAGAACGTATTCGTCTGTCTTTCCCTTAGCCTTCTTGGCTGTGATGATGCGCCAACGGAACTGACAATATACGGTCTCACCCTTCTTGTTGGTGGTCTTTGCTACCTCGTCACCCTCTGGCACAAGAGCCTTGTGGGTGTACTGCATCAAAGCACCATCCGCAGAAGAATATGATTCCTCTACGCTGACGGTTGAATTGCCAATATAGCAGCCAGGGTTCTCTGCATCTTCCGGCTGAACAGCGATAGCATAGTTTCCTTCGATAAGTCCATCAATGGTAGGGAATGGCTGAGGTAAGCCCTTCTTGATGAACTCTTGATAAACGAGTTCGTAGGTGGACTTAGTTGTCTTTGAATCGACAATACCGCCACCTTCCTCCTTAGCTTCTGTTGTATCACCCTTGGTAGGGTTCAGCTGGGTAGTGTCCTCCTTTGGAGTGTCGAGTTTCTTCCAGTTGTTTGTAGCATCACTAAGGTTACGAACATAGATGGATGGTTTTCCCCATGTTGTTACTGACATAATCTTAATCGTTTATAGTTTGATACAATAATTTGTTATTAATGATGTGCTCACTTGTGCCCTCGCAAGCTATTACCCTCTGTTCACTCATAGACAAGCGGAAATCTGATCCATGAACTGCTTCGAAGGTAGAGAAAGAGAGTTGACATAACTCACGGAGCCTTGCCGTGTTCTCTTCCTTTCGGGTATTGCCTTTCTTTGTGATAGCTTGATCTTGAACATAGATGTTTACATTCACAAAAGCTTCTTGGATTTGCGAGGTTTGATTTGCTAGCACTGAGATGCAAATATCTTCCTTGCCAGTTGTACCTGTTCCATAGAATGGTCTTCCTCGCTTGCAAAGACTACCTGTTACAGCAGTCTTTAATTTCGAAGAAGAGATAATGTTGTACACATCATCCTTAATATCAATATCCGATTTCATAGCTTTATCTGATTGATTCTACTTACAGCTTTATCCACAGCGAGCTTTAGTTTACCATCAACGACGGAACGAGCCCATAACTCAGTGGATGCAAGCACATCTTTATTTTCTTTAGCTTCTACAAAGTCTGCATAGTTCATAGCCGCGACTACTACCAATGCGTAAACCTGTGAGTATTCCTTGGCTAGGTCAGCTATCATTTGTCTTCCTTCTTGTGAACCATTAGAACCATTGCCTATGGAAGCGAAGGCTGATTCTACTTGTTTCCTTCCGTAGTCAAAGATGGCATAACCGATGGAGCTTCGTAGGTTTCCTGTATGGTCTATCCAACTTTCCTCTGCCGAGCGGTCTCTTATCCTTGCATTACATTCTTCTCCTAGCTTGGCATAAGCAGTGAGGATTTCTTGCTTTATTATCGCCATAGCGGACTGAAAAAAGTTATCGAGCGCAGACTGAGAGGTTGAGAGTTTTATACCCATATTTTACATTGCAGTTGATAACGATGAAAGCCGAGTACGACAAATTCCTTCACTTCGTTTCCGAAGAGCTTTACACGGATTTTGTCTCCATACTCGAAATCACGGCATGCTCTAGGAAGGTTGTAGATGGTGTAGGAATAGTTCTTTGCAGAACCATCGGGGATAGTGATAACGTTTGCCTTGCCTGCAGGAACAATATCACACTTACAATAGTTCTCCACCCATTCTTCTGAGCCTTCAACATAGTCTCCGTTATCGTCTTCATACCCATCAGTTACGTGTAGGTAATCTAGGGTATGAGCAGCGAAATCCAATACAGCCATATCTTAACCTCCTATATAAACCATCGGTTGACCCAGTGCAGGGGATTCACCGATGGTTTTGTATAAAGCATTTATTCGTACTAGCAGCCTTTCCTTATCCTTGTCAGATAGTGTTCCAATGCTCTTGTCTGACTCGGATAAGCTTACAGCTTGTATGAGAGAGTACAGACAATCAGCAAGCGCACCTTTCCATTCCTTGGACTGAGCGACCTCAAATGTATATTCATCATCACCATTAAGCTGACGTTCTATCATCTTATTCTCCACGAATCCTAAAGGGATAGGGTAGTGGATTTCATCAATCAATGCTTGCTTTATTGTCTTCATATCAATTCAAATTAAACCTCTGGAGTGAGTTTAGAGAGAACTTCGGCTTCCTCCTCATCGCTGAGTGAGTTGAGAGCCTTAATCAGAGTCTCATCGGTTGAGTTAGTCTTCACATTGACACCAGCAGCCTTCAAAGCAGCGATGAGGTCAGCCTTCTTATACTTCTTACCCTTGTAAGTTGTATACTGGTCGGTATCATCGGTAGACTCGGCATTCGTATCAACCTCCTCAGACTTGGTAGTGAGCATATAAATCTGATCTACGTCCTCGATTACTGGTAAGCAGATAGCCTGTCCTGCGGTAACCTCCTGCAAAGATGGCTCATTCTTGGAGTACTTAGAGATAAGCTTGTAGCTGTCAACGTTAGAGTACTGAACACCTGCTACTCGGTTGGTGTCCTCTGCAAGGGTACCCCAAACGAAAGAGCCTACGTTGGTGTTACAGATGAAGATAATGTTATTCTCATTCCATGGCTTAACTGATTTTGGCTTTCCGTTCTTCTCGATAATCACGGTTCGGTTGATAACCTTGATGGCTGCACCGAACTCATCCTCGAATGCTTCCGAGAAAGCTGACTCCGATGGTGTCTTGAGCTTGGTATTTTCGGTATAAGTCTTACCCTCGTAGTCGGCAACAAGCTCTTTTGCCCATTGCTCCTTGCGGATTTTCTTAATCTGCGTCTTAGCGAGCATAACCTGTATGATGGTATTGTTATCGGCATTTGCCTTATCGAAGATTTTCTCGAAATCATCACGGGTAGTAACACCATTGGTTGCTGTTTTGAAGCAGTTTGCCTTAAAATATCCATAGTCAACACGGATAGCCTTACCCGAATTGTCTGCATCTTCAACGGCAATAATACCATTAGAGAGACCTGCCAAGAAGTTCATTTCGTTACGCTCTTCGAGACCGACAGAGCAAGCGACACCATCATTCATGAGCTTGTTGATGATACGAGCCTTTGCAGTTTTAGCAGCCTGTCGTGTTGATGTAGCCTGCTCAACCAAGCCTTGCGCCTGGAATGAATTGGCTCTCGCTACAATGTTCTCATACTGAGCCTTCATGATGTTGATGTTGTTGATATCAGACTCGAAAAGAATCTTCTTCATCGCAATCTTTGGCAACTTACCATTAGAGGTTGCGATTTGACCACGCTTCTTCAAAGGAATGTCTGAATCCATCTCAACGATGTCGGCAGCTACATATGTGGTCTTAGCTGATGAACCTTCCCACTTCTGATCTGGAGAATACACATCGGTAAGCATCTCCTTGTAAAGATAGGTACGCTCCTTCGGATTCTCCTTCTCCTTAACATACAAGCTAAGTTTAGGGAAGATAGCTCGGATAAACTGAATAAAAAGTGATTCGTTCATATAAACAATCTTTTAAGTTAAAAACTAGAGCACAACTTAGTCATGCTCAAAAATAAGACTTGGGAGAGCTGTCTTGATGGCGGTTCTCTGAGTTTCGTCCTTGAACTGATAAGGCATTGCCACATCATTCACGCGACCATTATCCATAATGGCAACCGCTTCACCCTTCATGCGTGAGCGAACGACAACACCAGCAAATTCTGCTTCGCTAGCCTTGTCTTTGTACTTGCCATCTTCTGTTTCAAGTGGAGAATACTCATAAACATCATCAACCTTCTTGCGGACAATGATGTGACCTGCCTGAATAACTTCATCATTGAAGTTGGCGTAGTCGAGTGCTCTACCGCCTGTGATACCACCGAGATACTGACGGATAACCACAGCGTCCTTACCCATGTCGTAGCCTTTGGTTTTTGGCTTGTAGTCTTCTGCTACCATAATCTAATAATTTATTAGTGAAACAATAGATGATTACATCTTAGCCAGCTCCTTGACTTCATCATCAGACATTAACTTATCTTCCTCCTTTGGCTGAGGTTTGGTATCGGGAGCAGGGATTCGTCCAAGCTTTTCAAGACCCTTTTCAAGTCTTTCCTTGTTCTCTTCCTCAATATCTTCCTTCAACTCATCGAGGTAGTCCTCAAACTCCTCTTCATTCTCAAACTTCATGTGAGAGAAAGATTTAAGTCGACGCTCTCCGAACTTACCAGTGTCCTTCAGCAGTTCCCTTACCTTTGCGGTACGGCTGCTTGTGGTATTGCCAGACTTCAATGCAGTTACATCGCCTTGGAGTGTAGCAACAGCCTTTGTAAGTTCCTTGATTGCGGTGAGGGTAGCGGAGTCATCATCATCGCTATCCTTCTTGCCCTTCTTGCTCTTCCGTGACGGACTTCTACGTGCTGGATCGTCATCTGGATCTGGATCGTCATCTGGATCTGGATCGTCATCTGGTGCAGGATGAGCGTTTTTGTACTCTGAGACTTGGCGGTCTGCTGCGGACTGAGTTAACTGGAGTAACGGCAAGACATCATCAATTGCGTCACTAATACCTTCACTAACTTCTTCGTCAGTAGCATCATCTTTGAGTTGAAGTTTGTTGGCAACATTGGCGGCAACACCCTTTAACTCCTTACGACTGAACCCCAATGCCTTAATGTCTCGATTGGTTTTCAGTGCTTCAAGAACTTTTCTGTAATACTTGTTCATTGCTTGTTGAGTTATATTTAACAAAAAATGGTCTGCGAGCGAAATGCAGGCAGACCAAACGTAGAACTCGGTGTAAGAGCAATGTTACGAAAAGTTCTGTCACGTGCATCTTCACACGCTTTTATGGGTGCAAATATACGAAATATTATTTAATCAACAAATAGTTTTTGCAAAAAAGTGAGAAATTATTTTCATTTCAATAAACAAGGGAGAACTTCACAGCCCTCCCTTGGAAGATAAGATGCAATAAAAATGCACTTAAACGTGCAAAATATCTTCTGTGTTTAAGTTAGATTCTTTTGGTATGTAATTATGGGTTTGAGGTATTTTATCAGCTTAGAACTTATAATTTTCCTCTATCGTGGTAAGAGTAATACTGATCGGACTTGCTACTGATGATAACGTGGTCCATAAAATACAATCTCATTATTTCACAAGCCTTCTGTATCTTATATGTTATCTCATCGTCGGACTTTGATGGAAAGCAGTTAGAGCTAGGGTGATTATGAACCAATGCTATTATTACGGCATTGCAGGAGATAGCTTCTTTACACACAATTCTTACGTCTATAGGGGTTTCTGATATTCCACCTTGTGACAATCGAACCATTTTGATTAACTTGAAGTTGTTATCCATACAGAACAGATAAGATTCTTCTATTTCTAAATCCTTGACGTATGGTAAAATATAGTTGTAGATGTCGAGGGAACTACCCAAATCTGTAAGTTCTTGCGACTTCTCCTTCATAAATCTTCTGCCAAGTTCGAATGCAGCGAGTATAGCGGTAGCCTTCTTTTCACCTATTCCTTTGATAGATGTAAGCTCCTGCAGTGTTCTCTTGCTTGCCTTTCTCAGTGAATGACTACCATCAAAGATTTTTCTTATTGGTTCATTACCCTGTAGCATAGGGTCTATACCGATAATTGAAGCAATAAGGTTCTCGTTACTCAGATATTCTACCCCATATTCCTTTGCGTATGATGTGATAGAATCGTACTTGATAGTTCTTGCATTATCCTTCATAAGATACCTCCTCTATGTCTTTTGAATAATTGAACACAACATCAAAACTGAAACCCAATTCAGTAATGAGGTAGAAATGAATATCCTCCCAGTCCCAACTTGAAGGAATGCCTTTTATCTTTTTAGACTTTTCGGCATCCATTGCTATGATAACGTTCTCTTCCATTGCTCTATCTTTTTTTTAAAAGTTCATAACTTTCGTTTCATATACTATGAATCCTATCTGATCCGCCACAATCAGTTTCAGATGATTTCCTCCTGGTCCATTAATATCACCATCATTCAATCCGATTTCGTCTAACGTAGCTTTAATGGCAGTTTGGTAATCTCCTATACCTTGAATTAATAAGCATAGGTCTGGTCTCTCATTAAGAAACTGATGAAAACCATATAGGCTATATGAGCCTTTTTTGATGAGTGAGAAGAAATCTTTCCATTCATCACCACTAATCTGCGTGGTCACGGATTTAAGCTCTTCTATTGTTGTGCAGTTGTTTTCCATACGATTTCATTTAGCGTGATACGATGAAGTCTTTATCTGTAAAAGTCTGATCCTTATATTTTTCGAACAACTCTCGGTCGCTGATGCAATCATTAGCACATGCTAACTCTCTGAATGAAAGTTTGTACCCAACAAACTTATCTTTCAATATTTCGATTTTGAGTTCTTCTTTCTGAAGTTCCGATAATTCATATACTGTCATATCCGTTTCCTCCTATTAAACATTGCTATCCAACAATTCAAATTTTATTCCTTTATCAGTTTTCTTAGCCATCCATTTTGCTGTAACTACGCCTCCATTCCATGCTTTTATGAGGGGGAGAACCTTACACTCTCCTACATTTATAATCTGTGTAATATACTCGCAAGCACCTTCAAAAGTGTCGAATGCGTGAAGTAAAACCGTATATCTATCTGATTCTGTGTAAACGTTCATTGCTCTTATCTCCTATACTTTAAACCAATTCATAGCTTTCTGTATTCTCGTTGTATGCTACGACTCCTTTCTGCTGTAAATTACAAAGTGCAGTGTTGAAGTTGTAGATACTAAACTCTGCATCTGTGGCTTCAATCAAGCATCCTTCTTGGTAGCCGAACTTGACCTTTTTCAAAGCCTTTGTAATTCGCTTCTCTAACGCTTCTATTGTGTAAACTTTAACCTTTTTCATAGCTCTTATCTTTTAAATTGTTATTTTTATTTTGATGGTGCAAAGGTAGTCATTTTTTAGCATTTGACCAAATGTTTTGAGCATAAAGTACTTTTTACTAACTTAGTTTAACTTATTGATACTTAGATACTTATGCCAAACTATTAATTTTGTGTATGTAAGTCTATTTCTTAAAAATGGTATAAGTTATATGGAGATAAAAAATGAACCGCTTAGAAAGGCTTATATTGAAGTGTATAGTCTTTTTCTGAATTACTTTATATTAAATAAAAAATGCACTCTAACCTCACGGTCGGAGTGCACTAAGAGCAATGAAACGTTAAAGGTAACGTTTCGGCTGCAAAGTTACAAAACTTTTCTGTATCTTGCAAATTTATACTATACTATTTAACAATTGCAAATCATTGTCTCTATCGAAGTCGTATGGATAGAAGGTGTTGGCAAGGGCATCCATCTTGTCGGGAGAACGTTTCAGACGCTTCTTGATTTCGTCTTTTGGTTCCATGATGATTGAACCATCTGACTGAAACAGCCAATGCACTTCGCACAATTCTTGATCCAACTCATCGTCAGGTGGGAGTGCTGCAAAGAATCCATTCTTTGGGTTGAGCCAGTCACGTATACACCAAAACAAATAAGCCCTCATGTTAGCGAAAGAGTAGCAGCCTGTCACATCATGCTTATTTCTCACGCCTTCCGAGAACTTGCAAGAGAATGCAGTTAAATACTTTTGCTCTATGAGTCTTGAATAAACTCCAGCACCTTCTCCAATGGTATCAATGAATGCTTTATTCTTGGAACTCAAACTTAGGTAGTGCGCGACTTGACCTGCGACTGCCATGTGGTCCGCATGACCACCCGAATTGTGACACTTGATTTCTGAAACATAGTTTCCTTGTCGTGGAACATAGCAAGACCTATCTCGCCCCATACCTGCGACATCGACACCTAAGCGTATTGGCTTATGGGTGATAAAGCCACTATCTTTAAGTTCCTTCCATCTTCTATGGGCAATCTCGCACCATTCGTATGGAATGAGGGTATCTTCGGACACCTTCGGAAACATACCGAGAACCTTAACACGAAAAAGGTCATTTGGAGTGTAATATCCACCTTCCCACACAAAATCACCACGACCTTCATCAAACTCAGACTTTCTGATCTTCTGTGCCCATGCTGAGACCTTGTCGGCTACCCATTCATAGTCAACTTGACCTGGGATAATGTTTTTCTTGCTTACTACGTTCTCTGCGTTTAGGGATGATAATCTAAACTTCTTGAATCGGGGAGACTTCATGGAGTTGGCTGCATACCCTGTTGTAACGTTTGGGTTGAATACCAATAGCAATCGAGAGTTACCTTGCAGGTTACCCTCGATTGCATTGTAGATGGTGTCCGAGATACCGGATGCTTCTGTTACGATGAACATGGTGTTTACAGCATGGAATCCCGACCAAGCCTCTGTGTTGTCGGCAGAAGACTTGAAACCTGTCAGATACCATTCCTCATAATCAGTTCTGATACCATCTGACAGTAAACGACCAGGCAGAAAGCCAGCCTTCTTATATAGACGTGCCACTTCTGGTATCATGATGTTTGTTACCTGTCTTCCTGTCGGTGCTGTAAGGGCAATCTTGGTGTTCTTTTCCAAACTACCATCCTTGCCGAAGCGAGGAGTGAGGTATAGAAAACATAAAGCGGCTACGGCAGCGATGAAGTCCTTACCCCTTGCAGTTCCACTGGCTACCGTTGTCATTTTGTTCTTCTGAACAGAACGCAATATAGCCTTTTGCTCTTCGTCAAGGCGAGCCTTCAAGACTTCCTTGGCGAAGAGACACCAATCATTGCGCCATGCAATCATTTTTTTTATTGCTTTCTGTTCTGACATATTTTTAATTCAACAATATTCGTATTTTCTTATTTCCTTTGAGTATGGCTGCCGCTGCTCTGTGGTGACCGTCAATTATATAAATGTTCCCATTACGCTGTACTCCATAAGGGACTTCATTTGAATCAAAATTAATAGATGCAATCGCCTTTAGATTATTCGCTCCTATGTATTCTTGTGTTGGGTGTATCTTATCGACCGACACATATTCGTACTTTCCTGTTGGTTTGCTAAATGACGATACAGTTTCTACACTTGCCCTAACTTTTTCTGATTCCTCTTTTTGATATTTCTGCTTGAATACATCATTTACTTTGACAGCCATAGTACTCGTATTACCGAAAAGAGGGAAAGAAATTGCGTCTACCTTTTTGTCTATTTTTCCACCCACATCAATCTTTCTGCTCTTTGCACTATTGGAACTATTTGTTCCTCTTGTGCCATTACTTCGTTTACCCATAAACAAACACTTTATTCGATTATTCTCATTTTAACCTTTCTCTCATGATTGAGCTTTGCGGCTACGAAACGATGATTTCCATCAACAATCATTATTCTTTCACTATTACCATCAGTGTATCTTAAAGCCTTGATACCGTCATAATTCCTTGATGACATGTATTTTGCAACATCTTGTTTATTCAAGAAATCTTGTGGCGTGTTAATGCTTGAATTTATGTCAACATATACATCTTCCCCAAGTTCTTTAAATGTTTTATCAATATCACCAACTTCTTGACTGAGGCTGTATTTCTTTCCATAGACCCTATGAAAAGAACCAATAACGGCTTCTTCGACTCCATAGGGTGTCTTTGAAATGAATTGATTTATGTTCCAATTAGGAAATCTTCTATCAAGCTCGCTCACCCCACCACTTGCCTTACGGCTCTTGCTTGCTGAAGAACTGTTTGTCCTTCTCGTTCCATTACTTCGTTTACCCATAATCTAACAATTTAATTACTAGCTATAATAAACTACTTTGAGAGCTTTGGAAAATCCTGCATGTTATCAAGCATATCTTCTATAGAGAAGTTCTTTACTTGAGTATCATACAAGGTCTTTTTCAGCTCTTGATATTTTTCTTTTGCATCAACATCAAGCATACCAATAGTATCTTTCATCTTTTCAAAAGCTTTCAACTTATTCTTGATGATGATGATTGGTGTTACATAGACGGCATTGTTCTCCTTACACCACTGCTCAATCACGTTACCACCTCCATAAACGATGAATCTGAATCTGTTGCCATTTGCTACGAACTTGGCAATCTCGTATTCAAATTGCAGTTCATTTAGTCGGTCTGTGCAACCTCTTGTGGCGAATGATGAGTAACCTTTAGGGACACCCATCAAATTCAGCTTATAGAACTTAGGAGCCACATTTAAGTCGACGAATACACCAATCCCCTTTTCCTGCATAGCTCTCGCAAGGAAGCGTTTCTTATAGATAGCCTGCATACCAAAAGCTATTGGAGTATCATTTGATAAGCTGAAGTTAGGCTCAATGATGCTGCCAGGGTTATACTTCAAAATCTTCTCTGGCTTCTCATAGATTGACCGGAATCTATAATCATCAGTATAGAAGTGGAGTGTTCCCCTGCCATTCATATTCGTTGTTCTTGCCTGCTCACCAAAGCAATAGAATGGAATTTCTATGTACTGAGGTTGCACATCAGACAACAAACATGGTATCTCCAACGGATTGTCCGTAGGAAACAAGCAGTCTGGTATATACAATTCTCCGTTATACATAATTATCCTTCTTCATCATCGGGAAGCTCCTTCATTAACTTCTCGAATGGGTTTTCTACTAATCTGTTATCTACTCGCTCGACATAGCCACGCTTCTTGCCCTTAGTTTTCAGAAGGAAGATGATTGCAGTTAGATTACCTTCATTCACCTTTTCGACCAGCTTGCTTTCAGTAAAGTCAAGAATGCCTTCATCTATATCATCCAACATCTTGGCTAACTTCTCATCCTCTTTTCGCCAGTTATATAAGGCTTGGCGTGTAATGCCCAAAGCTACTGCCGTAGCAGCCATATTGCCGCCCTTCTTTTCGTAAGCAGCGGCAATTTTTTTTAATTCTGTTCTTCTTACCTTTGCCATAATCAACCTTTTTAACTTGCAGATGCTATGACTGCTTTCAAAGCATCTATATACGACATATTCTTGCACAACAAAAGTGATTTCGAAAGATGGTCTAATGGTCCAAGTCCAGGAAGTAGATTGATATCTATAGGATAATATCTACCATCTATTCCCTTGCGAAAATCAATTCTTGCGTGAGACTTTAATTCTAAGTAGTTGAATATTTTGCGCGCCAAACGATTTAACTCAACATCATTTATTGCTGAACAGCATTCTTTAAAACCAATTTTACAGTCTCGTGTTTGGATGCCATTGGTTTCGTTGCAATCAATCGAGATTGAACACAGAAGCAGCTCGTTTGTTGTGCAGTTATTAATGCACGTTACTGTGCAATCAGTGCCAGTGATATACTCCTCAACAATACTTTCCATTCCAAACTCTTCTTTAAGGTATTTCATCTGTTCCATTACCTCTTTTGGGGTACGACAGATGCTTTTCTCCGATATACCAAAACTATCACTTCCATATCTAGGTTTAACAAAATATGTCTTACCTTCTTGTAAAGATGATAAATAGTTTCGATATTGTTTCGGTGCCCTAATACCGCAACTACAAAGGAAACGGAAGACCTTTTCCTTATCCTTAACCAATTCGTATTTAGAGAAATCCTCTGCTGTAGTTTTTACACCTTTTGCTCGGATAGTCTTGATGAGAGATTCACTTGCGGTTCTAAGTAATGCCACATCTTCCTTTTGTAAGAAGTCTAGCTTATCGTTTTCATCTACAACAGCTAGTTTGACATTATCTTTTCCTAAGGCTTCTCTATAATATTTGAAGACGGAAGAAATTCCATAATTCTCCATCTCTTCTTTACTTGTTATGCTCCAAATCATTTTCTTTTTCTCCTTCCTTTATTTCGATTAAACGTTCACTCGCTAGCTCTAGCAACTTGGCAAATGAGATACTTGGGGATTTTATGCCAAACTCCTTACCTATCTCTTTTTGGATTTTAAGCAGGGTTTTCTCGTTATCTTCATCAGAAGCTAAAACGAGAGCATCACTTTTGCGAGCTTGTTCACGAATGTCCCCATACAATGTTTCCAGACTAGCAAATGAGCTAGGGTAAAGGATGATTGTGAATACGAAATTCTCCTGCATGGCATATACATCTATACCCTCCGTGCTTATTGGCTTAATCTCGTCGATGTTCACATGGGCAAACTTCTTAAAGTCGATAGATTTAATTGATGCAAACAGCTTCTTTAAGATGCTAACATTAGCTTCACCATGAATGGAGTTGTGAGATAATTCAATAGCAATAGCTTCATCATTTGTAATCTCGCTCTCTCCTACATACAAGATGCCTAGCCTTTTATAGTGCAGTTTCTTGCATGCCCTCAAACGATGATTACCGCTGATCATGATGTATCTACCATTATCCATCTTGATACAGGTAGGCACACTACTCAAACCAGATTTAGCAATGTTGTCTGTTAGTTGGGCGAAGTCTTCACCCGACATTTCATTTGCATTGATTTCTACCTCATCTATGAGGTTTATATCAACTTTTGCGTATATCCATCTATCTTCATTTTCCATTCTTCAACGATTTTTGATATTTATCAATGATTTCCTTATTCGTAGGGTATATGCCAAGTATTCCTTCGTAAGCAAGATAAGATGATGTGCAGTGTTCCTTCACTTTCTTGTATACACCACGATATTTCATGCTCACAGGCTTATGGGTATAAGCGCAGGAGATAACCTTCTCGCAAAGCTTGCGCATTCTTCTGCTCAAATATCTTTGAACGCCAACAGACTGAATGCAGTACAGTATGAGTTTACTCAATCGAGGGATTGCGTTATTCGTGCAGAAGTCCGTTAACTGAAACAAATCATACCCCTTGTGTTGAGGTAGCGTAAAACCAAACCCACCTAGGGTATATTTGTCGTATTTCACCACAAAAGCAAATTGACAGACACTACATTGGTCCACCTTCTTGATATACTTCTTTTGCAAGCAATGAAGTAAAGGTGGGTTTACCCGTTCAATCATCAGTTTGCTTGCGTCTGTAATCTCCAAATCATCGGGAGGTACAATCTCGTTGCATTCGATTCTGTATGAAGAATATGAGGTGCTTGCATTATTTTGTGCAGTTGGCTTATTGCAATAGAGGAACCTTCCTGCAGACCGTCTTTCACCACTTGAATTATTCCACATAGCTATCTTATGCAGGTTTCTCAGATAAGGGCTGTTGCTGAAATAGTAGAAATAACTATCACTCGGAATACTTTCCACAAGATTATAGTAGTCGTTCCTTGCAACAGAAAAATCTGATTTCAAGTCACTATTTTCAGAAATGAGTTTGAATGCTCTCTTCTGCTTCTTCTCTATTCTTCCGTAATTAAAGAAGATTACCTTCTTATTCTTGATGGCTTCTTCTAGTGTTCCAACATGGAAATCACATGTAGTGAGCAATCTCATCAATCGCTCATTTGCCTCCTCGGTTTTCTCGATAGATTCCCTTGCCTTAATTTTCAACGCTTCGAAGATGGCACTATTTCTTGCCGATTCACTCATGAAATACTTTTGCAGTTTCACCGCATAAAGAGCCAAAGCAAGCTGCCTTGATGGTGTAGGATTGTTATAGTCCTCCAACCATGCAAGCTTATCCTTATATGTTAGTGATGTTTTACCATTTGCCAACATATAGAGCAGATAGCAGTAGGCATCTTGGCAGTATATAGATACTTCCACCTTATCAAGGAAGAATAACTCATAGTAATACATAAAGCCATTTACTATGCAGATTTCCTTGTGTCCGTTAGCTTTTACAGCATCATATAGAGCTGAAACCATTTCAGAATTGTATGGCAAAGGCATAGTCATAAAAGCTTCTATTGCGCTATATGGATTACCTTGATATAGGAGTGGGCATAACTCATCTGGAGTATCATATTTAAGCCCCGTAACCTCACAAAATTGCTTGTAAGATGTTATTGATTGATAATCTTCCAATTCGTGGCTTATAGCGTAATAGAATATGCGATATGCAGAATACACACAATTCATAGCTCGATAGAAATCATCAGTTGCATGAAACGTTCTAAATTCTATCGTCTTCGTCTTGAAGTATGCAGAAATATTCACTGCATGACGAATGAATCCCTTCTTAGACTGATTAGTGAAGAGAGTTTGTAAATCATCAAACGTCTGCGCATTTTTTACTCCTTCGAAATATTTTTCTGTAGGAATAGGTTTTGCATTGAAGATGTTTTCATCCCAGTCTGAGATTTTCGCATATCTCTTAAAATATGGATAGCAGACATAAAAGAACAGATATACTTTCTTTAGCTGATCTACAGACAAATCTCCTACGTATATATGAACATGAGTATCAATACTCCACTTTATCTTTCCACCTGCAGCAACCATTGATTCATATACTGAACGAAGGTCGTGCAATTCCTTTAGGCAGCAAAGATGTAGTGGAGGGGTATTCACCTCTCCACCAAACTGCTTATTGCTTGAACAATCGGTATTATCAATGCTCTCTTCCTTGCTCCAGGAGTAACCTTCGGGCAAAGTTACCTTCGCCCTTTCAAGATTGCACATTTCGATTTCAATACCAAATGTTCTGTTTTTTATATCGCTATCTACATTCATGAAGCATATCTATTTCGTTAATAATACCTAATCTCTGAATAGTTCTTCCTGTTTTACGGAAGTCTATTCCTAAAGCTACACTTGCAAGCGTAATGAGGGATGATGTAACAGGTAACTCTAAGCCTATATGAAGTGCAATACTTTCCATCAGTACCAATCCCTCTGAAACGTCTTCTGTGATGTAACGTGAGTGAACAGATGTTGGGCTGATGGCTCTATCACTAGATTCTGAGTAACGATGCAAACTCTCTATTGGGTCTGACATATTGAAACCTCCTGCTTCAAATACGCTTGTTTTGAAAAAGCCCAAGTTTTTTAAGACTTTCATCTTTTCTTCGTCAAGTCTCATCAATAGATTGATAGTGGAGTCATTTCCTCTTGCGTATGCTTCACGATACATACAGAAATTTCCCTTTGAATATTCTATTCTCGGAATACTCATAATTGAACCTATCGTATGCAATACCATATTTGGATTGAGTAATGCAGATTCAAGCACGCAATATTTTGCTATAAAACCTTTGCTAATTTTATGCAGTTTCTCCATGCAGGTATCATGATTAGAAAAGCATGCTACAGGAATAACTTCATGCCTATAACCAACACGAAAAACAACTTCGTTTGGTTTATCATCCAACTCTACTCGTCCTTCCAAATATGGACCTGTTGCTTCAACTAACATTGGTAGTTTTCTGCAATGTTTCTCAAAATAAAAAGAGGATGCGTAACTAGAGATACAGACAACAATCTGATCATTGTGAAGGTATTGATGTATACGTTCTACTAGACCCTCATAGAAGTTACTCTGAATAGTACAAAATATAACTTCTGCTTCTGCAACCTTACTGAGGTCTTTAGAAACCTCTTTGATTGCAGTTTCTATATAAGTTGATTTCTCTTTAAGAAAAACCCTTTTGCCGTTCTTGATAAGTCTATCAAAGGCATCTGATTTGTATGAAGATGTCTTTAGGAGTGTAACTTCATGACCTTTAATAGAGAGGTCTGCGGCAAAAGCTACTCCCACGTTGCCCGTTCCTATAACTGCTATTTTCATGCTCTTTTATTTTAATTCTACAAAAATAGAGCGGCTAGAGGGACTCGAACCTTCGACCTTCACATTGGTAATGTGACGCTCTGACCGACTGAGCTATACCCGCAAAAGAGCGGAGAGTTGGAGCCGCACCAACGACCTCAGTGATGGTATCACTGCGCTCTGCTAACTGAGCTATCTCCGCTTATAATAACAATATTCTATACACGCAAAAATGCTCGTCTTTCCGAGCCGTCAACCCTTGTGGGTATTTTGAAAGGAGGAATTTCTAAAACAAGCTTTGCTCCGAGTAAACAGGATTCTTGGAAATTCCAAATTCCTCGACCTGCACTCCCAACTTTTCATTCAGCCATTTTGCTACTAGGTGGCGATGGCAAAAATCATCTGGCTTTTCGAAGCAACATAGAGCTACATCTTTTCCATTTGCCATTTTCTCTATTGCTGAGAGAAATGCTTTTGGGTCCCGATGAGCCAATATCTCAGAATTGAAACGTTGTACGTAATCTTCTTTAGATTTGGAGTTATGAAGAATGTCCCATGATGGTGACACGTACTTGTTTGACAATCCTGTAAACCATTTCGGAGGGTAGAGGGCAATACCGATCATCATGATACCAGCTTTTGCTAACTTAGCTCCGTTTGAGAAGTATGATGTATAAATCTTCATTTTTTTGTAACTTTTTGCAAAGATAGATAAAATTATTTAATCAACAAATAGTTTTTTGAAAAAAGTGAGAAATTATTTTCAAGCGTACATTTTCTTAAGAAACTTCTTTAGATATTCGTTATTAATATCCTTTAGTGGAGTAGGGGAGAATGAGGTATCTCGCTCTACTGTTAAGCCTAACTTTGTTGTTAGCCCCTGCAACTCGGTTAAGCTTGTGTAGCCATACTCGCCTTCACCACTTCCATTGATAGTGATTCCGTAGGCGATATTGTTCTCTAGGTCTGCTTCCAATATGAACCAAGACCATGCACCAACACAAAGGAAGAACTTTGCTTGACAGATGGCTTCTTCCTTTTTGCCATCCTGTGAGTAGAGAGGATATTTTTCCAGTCTCTTCTTAATTTCTTTCGTAATCAGTTTCATTGCTCTTATGTATTTTTTTAGATTTCTACTTCATTTATTTCGTATTCACAATCAGAAAGAATGTTCTCGATAGTATCTCGCAAATCTTCCAATACGTCCATTTCATCTTCATCGTCTGCGTCAAATTCAGACGATTCGTAAACATTTGATGAGGTCCATTTACCATTTCCAGTTATAAAATTATAACCTTCCATTCTCGAGTAAGCCTTTCTTGTGTCTCTGAGACTTATTTCAACTATTACCTTTTTCATTGCTCTTATCTTTTAAATTGTTATTTTATTTTTGATAGTGCAAAGGTAATCATTTTTTTGCAAATGACCAAATGATTTGGGCAGAAAATACTTTTTGCTAACTTAGTTTAACTTATTGTTATTCAGATACTTAGCGTTTAGTATAGTTGCCGCATCTACTATCATCTGACTAGCATCAATTCCTAATGATTGATAAAAAGCTCCATGTCCGCAAAGTGTTTCGTATGCAATTCGCATGATTCTACGTTCATCCCTTGTGAAATCATACTTAAAAGTAGAAAAGATGGAGAGTGCTCCTTTCAAATCTCCATCTTTTAGCTTTTGCACAGCTTGTGTAGTTTTACTTATCTTCATAAGGCTCAATGTTTCTTGTTGTGAAATCGTCTGCGGTCAAGATGATTTCTGATCCATTAACCATTTCTTCGACTTTATCGCATGCGTCACTGCCATTGATGGCATCAACCTCCACTACCTTTTGCAGGTATTCGGTGACTTGCACTTTAACCTTGTGAATGGCAGCTTTCTCTAGTTCCTCTATTTGAAGATTGAACACTTCTAGGAGTTCTTTGATTTCCTTTTCGATTTCCTCGAAATCAATGATGATATCCTTCAAGCGTTTGGGTGCTCCATTTATACCATGACCTTCTTTGTCACACCAGTTTAGGGCTTCACTATCTGGATCGAAGTTCTCGTAGTAATCATCGAGGTTCTTCAAAAACTCATTCGTGTCATTGTTTGGCATTTCGATTGACATGTTGAAATCTTGACCAGCAGGAGAATAACGCTGAAAGAAGATGTAGGCAAGGTCATTGCCATTATCTGTAGCATCTACAGCCCAACCTCTAACTTGTCCTATATGGATAATCAAATCTAATAACTTCTGTTCCATTGCTCTAACTTTTAAATGTCGTTATAATGAAGACCTTCACCCTTCACTAGTTCGTGGTCTTCGTTTTCAACTAATTCTGAGAGGGATAACCAGCATCCACGATAAAGAGACTTCTTCAGCTCTTGATAACGTTTTTCTGCAACTTCCTTATCGGTGATGAGGGATTCTTTAAGTTGGTCCTCTGTGTAGAGATACCATATCAATTTGTATATCTTCATAATCGTATATTTTATGGTTCTACTATATATTCGTTTAGGGTATGCTGTTCTAGCATAAACTCGTAACCTACATTGTTGAGTTGGCTTTGCTTTTGATATCCAAGTTCATTAATCTGAGTATCTGTAGCATTAAACTTCCTTGCTGCTTTTATGCAATTTGGAAGGTTGCCGATAAAGAGCAATTCCTTGCTGTCTGTTGATAGGTGCTCATCGGTTCTGTATAAAAAAATAAACCTGCAATTTCATATCGTTTCGTATTTACATGTATAAATCCGCGTATCTCTTATTTACTCTACCAATAAGTCGCATGGCTTTTCTTAGCAATTTGACCTCTTTTTCTGATAGAAGGCTTTTAGGTGATGTTACAAAACTACCTAAAAGTCGCTCTAATTCTATTCTGTCTTTATAACACATACTATTCCTTTCTTTGAAATCTATAATTTGGGCATTCCCTTTTATTAGCCATCACAAGCAGGACAGGGAATAACAGACCATGCTTGCAACCATTACCATATTCGTTGGCTGCTTCGCAAGTTTCACAGCCATAATAGGTGTTGATGTTGAATGCGCTCATAACTAAATCTCCATTGCCACTTCAATTCCTTTCTTTGGATTCTTAGTAGCTCTGTCTAGGCAAACCTTTCCATTGAACACACCCTTGACGATAGCATAGAACTCGGTGGTCTTCTCGCCATCTTTTTGTGCAGTTGGTATTTTGCCAACCCTTTCACAGACTATTCCGTTTTTAGTAAGGATGGTGTTTGTGACCATTTCTCCGTAGTAAGACTGCTCTGTGCGCTGTTGAATGACTTTACCGACTACCTTGACTTGCATACCTTTCTTGATGGCATCAATACCACCTTTTAAGCTATCCTCGTAGTTCTTCACCAGGAAGAAAGCATAAACGAACTGCTCCGAGAATGTGTAGTAGTCTTTTGCTACTTTCTGCATTTCAACCTCGAATTGCGATTTAGGCTCTTTAGATAGCGCAAAATCGCAGACCTTTGTAATGTATGAGGTGTCAACCGTAAACTTCTTAGAATCTCTTATTTCCTCTAATTTGGCGATTGTTTCTGATGGGTAATAGTGACCATTTGCGTAATAGCCTTTCTTGTAAACAGGGCACTCGTCATACTGAGCCTTGCACATGGCGATCATGTCATTCTTCAAGATGGCATCCGTATATCTACTATCCTTAGGACCACCCCAAATTGGGATAAGGTCTCCATAGTCATCATCGGTGGCATATCTGATGGTGTGGTCGTAGGTCTCATAAAGTTTGCGTGTAAAGTCTGAGAGGAAGTCAATGTACTTCAATCCGAACTTTTTTATGCACTCGCAACCTACTTGCAGTTCATCGCCAGTTTGCGTATTCTCGATTACGTATGCGTTGTTACACCAATGACCACATAGGTCGCATTTGCCGTAATCAGCTCCATGCTCCTTAATCTTGAATACCAACTCCTTGGTTGTATCAGCAGGAGTAAAGGCTCCATTCTTATATGTGGCCAGCAATCTCCAATTACTTTCGTCTGGCATATTGATGGTGAGGTCACAGATGTCATGCCAATACTTACCGATGATGGTTTGACAATCTTCTACTACCGCATGACGGAATAACTTTTTTCGTGGGTTACTAATGGTGTAGTCGAAACCTTCTACATTGCGCTTTGTCTTCTCAGCGAACTTCTTAAATGCGTCAACTGACTCTGATGGAATAAACGTCTTTATCGTATTCATTGCTCTTATCTTTTAATTGTTATTATTTATTTTGATAGTGCAAAGATAGTCATTTTTTGTGAATTGACCAAATATCAACTATCTTATTTTCAAGTACTTACAATAGTTTAACTTTTAAACTTCTTTATAGTCTGTTTGCTAACTTTTGCTAACTTTTTAATCGGACGTATTGTAGTTTGGGAAACTTTTACTATCTTTGCAGCATGAATATAAAAGAATATCTAGAACAATGCTCTGTTAAGTCCGTGGACGAACTTACAGACGAACAGGTTGTGAACTACTATACCAAAGGAAATGCAGGTGTAGCTCAAATGTGCGCAGTAGAATTAGCTCTACAAAACTATCCTATTAGCGGCTTTACGAGAGAAGAAATAATGCTCTCTATTCGCAAGGCAATGAAAACTAAAACAAAGTTTGGTCTGACCTATATTACCAATGAATCAGCCGTAGGTCCTACCGAAAGAAAATCAAGATGGGTGGTAGAACCATAGACTACCACCTATCTTTTTGTCGGTTTGTTTAGCTTATAATACTTCTCATAGAGAGCCATAGCTTCATTATAAAGCCTTGGCAAAACCTTTTTGAAGTATTTATTGTTAGACCAATAATTTTCGCTTAAATGGGCTATAATATCAGCTAAACAATTATGCAAACTCGATGCGAAGTAATCGACGTCGTGTCCTAACATTCCCTGTATCCAGTTGTGGTCTTTGTCGATAGCTTGCAAAGTATCAGAGATTTTGCCAAATTGTTCCATTACATCATACGTTTTGTCTTTTACGAGTTTGAGCTCTTCAAATAGTCTATCAGCGATTTTCCATTGCGAAACACCTTCTCCATCTACGTATCTATATTCGGGCTTGTTGTAGTCAGCAAAAAACCTTTTATAAAGATTTTTGAAGTCTGCATTTCCTTCCCAATTACCTTGTAATGCGGCTTTAGCGTGTCCGTATTCGTGATATTGGAGACCCTTGCGATACCATTCTGAATTTAAGATTCTTTCCTTCAGACCATCGAAGTCTATTCTAACATGCTTATACTTCCTCCAATAGTAGGCTTTGTTTCCGCTAAGGCTAATACAAGGAACAAACTTATCAAAGCTATCGTAGAACTCTTTCTTTCCAAGCCATTTGGTCGGACTCAACCCAATACCTCTAAAACCTTCCACGATGGTATGAGGTGTATTGAAGGATAGCTTATCTAAGCCATACGCAATCAAATCTTGATCCGAAGACAGCTTGTAGATATTGTACGCACCCTCTATCTCACGATATACCCTTTCATAACCTCGGACATCAATCCTTGCAGTTTCTATGGTCTTGATATAATCATTGAAGCGAGGAATCCATCTTGTAGGAATGATACTCAAATCTGCTGTTCTCAATTCGTTCAGATGGGTAGCAGCTTCCATGACCTCCTTCAAGCCGTTATGATACTCGTCAAGAAAGACCTCATAAGCCTTGCCCCAGCCTTCTGTTATGCGAGCCGATTCTACTCTTATCCAAGAATTGACGTTATCAATGTTTGGACCATACAGATTTTGCATGAGTTTCTTTCCTGCCATAACTGCTTCCTGGTCGTCTAATGCAGTCTCCAATTCCCAATCATCGAAATCATCTATCAGCTTCTTAGGTTTCAACGGAATAGAACGAAGGTCTTGCAGTTTTCTACGAGCATCATCATAGGTAGCCTTCAACTTTGGTTTTATCTTGCTCACTGGTTCGAATTGTGTAGGAGTGATATTTGCAAACTTGTTAGTTACGCCATCCCTCCAATCGCCGAAATCATAGCTATAATCAAACTTAGCTAGATAACTTTTCTTTATCCTGCCGAAAGACTCTATAGCTTGACTAACCTTGCCATCATACTTATCGAACATATCTGACAAAACAGAACGTTCACTATCAGTCATCATTCCAAAACTCTCTTTAAATTGATGTGTAGTGAGGAATTTTTCAAAGCTTGATATATCAACTTCATAGGCTTTAGCATTTCGCCTTAATGTTGCTATGTCAGAATTATCTACATCTATGTTGTATTTCAATAAGTCTCTGTTCTTCCAAGCAAGCTTTATGGCTTTTTCGTCTCTGTCAGCATGGCGGTACTCAGCCGCGTCCTCAACGGACAGGTGCCAATACTTTCTGTTATCCTTCAAGAAGTATGGAAGTGTTTCAGCTTGCCCGATTCGGCTGCGGTTATTGCGTACCCAGTCATTAAAGTTCTTTGGGGTGCGAGAAATCATAGCTGACTTCTGAATGGAAGGAGAACCATAGTATTCTTCATCGCTCATCACAATAGGTACAACATAACACATGCAGTTAGGATGCCAACCTAGGAAGATAAAGTCTTTTGGGTATATTCCCAACAAATCATCACAGATGTCGGGTGCAGGGTGGCGTTTACTCAACTTAATCTCATAGCCCAAGATGAAGTCAAATTGTTGCCAACGTGTCTGCTCTGCCTTTCGGTAAGCCATGTTTATCTCGGTTCTTGCCAAACGTATAGATGCGTATTGGCAATTCGCGCATGTTGCGGCTTTTCCGAACTTTTCTGTATAATCTGCCTTTAATGAAGGATAGTCTAACAGATACTTACTGATTCGCTTGCTGAGGACAACCGCAGACTGCCCTCTTTCTATTGCAGTTGATATGGTATGCTCTAGCTCCTTTTTCAAGGCTTGTGACTGATACCATAGTTTCTGCGAAACAGACAACCCCTTATCAACCCTATTCTGAAAAGCCTTCAAAGCATCTGAATTAGGTTGGAAATACCTGTTGTACTTATCTCCACCCTTCTCAAAATCATAAGCACGAAGTACCTTTCTTGCAAGTAGGTCCTGCATGATGTTACTTTCTTTCCACTCATTTGTGGTACCTGCATAGATGAGGTTATTCATCTGTGCAGCATAACTGGTCATGATGCCATTGATGGTTTGTTTCAGTTCTGGATAGTCCCCAAACAAGAACTCCGCAGAACCATCATAACCGACACCATCTATAGCAGTAGCAACTTGGCTAGCGATTCTATCATAAATGCTCTGAACTTGTGCCACGTAGTTAACTAAGCGTCTGTTCAGAGCATCGTATGCTTTCTTTTGATTGGGGATATTTGGTCTCATTTATTTCGGCTTATAATGTTCGTTTACACATTCCCTTTGATAGAGGATAGCAAACTCCTCATAAGGGCAAGTGCCCAACGTTGGCTCTCCCGTAACACTAAGATTACGTGGATTGGAAACGTGGGCACATAATTTGCAGAACTGAGGTTCTTTTGGAATAGGCTTAACCTTCTTCTTTGGAGACATAGCAATTAACCTTTACCTCTACAATCGTATTGCCATCCTTCTGATATACTCTCTGCTTCATGATCTTGGATTCGATAGTATTGAGTACATCTTTCTTTGCCTGTGCGAGAGTTTCCTTTGTTATCTCGCGCAAAGCTTCTCTCATGGACTTGACATGATGGTCTCACTTGTAGTGGCGAATGTAATTCTTGTCGATACTATAAGCCTTGGCACATACCTTTGGCTCTAGGATTTCTTTCTGTTCAAAGACAGTTACACTGATAGGGTAGAGTCTTCTAGCTAACTTGAATAGCCAAATTGCGATTTTTTTCTTCATAACTTATGCAGTTTATTGCGTTTATATTGTTTGTTCACCCATAGCAAAAGCAGACTGCTGTACTGCTGCCGCATTAAGTTCATCCTGTCGAATATCCTCCATTGTCTGCTGAGGGTCTTGCGACTGCCCAAGCTTAACGATGGATTCAAGCTGACTTTCTACCGGCTTACCACCATTAGCCTTTTGTCTGATGGTGATGTCGTAGCTCTCATCCTTTGGTATGTAAGGAGTGATGATGTGGTCGCAGGTGACGTTATCTATCTCCTTTTCCCATTTTGGATTCATGACCTTCAAGAATGCCTTGATTACATTGAACTCTCTTTCAAAGAACTCCTTGAAAGCGCCCGATTCCATGCGAACTTTCAGATGTGCATCTGTGAGCAACGTCTGTCTTGCATCGTAGCCGATATTACCAAGAGATTTCATATTCTCAAAGCTAATATCTGGCATTTGAGAAAGCATCCAGTACAATCCGAGGAGGGTTTTATTCTGACCGCTAACCGCTTCTTGTGACTGATTCCATGATACGTACGAAATATCGCCATCATTCTCGACTCTCCATATACGCAAACTTTCTCCCTTTTTCTCCTGTCCGACTATGCCACCCTTGACTTTTGCGATTGGTGCAGCGTTATATGCAATCACGTTGCTATTGCGACTGACATTATACTCAAATTCACTTCGGATATTATCAAGCCCCTCGTAGATGGCGTGAGGTCGAGACAGGTATGCTCCAGGAATCTTATGGATGATGATTTCCTCACCACTCTTAGTGTTTCCATCCTCATCAACTTGTGCAGTTACTTCCTCCCACATTTCACCAAGGTTACTTTTCTTCCAAATGAAATGATAGTTTTCTGTAAAGGTTTCGAAGAATGTTATCGTCTCTTTATCGGAAACGGTCTTATCATATTCAAACGACATAGCTTGCATATCATCATACTCATCAATGATAGGGTACAATCTTACTCCATCCATAGGGGAGAAGGTTTTGCACTTCAACTTGTAGTTTGATTCAAAACCATATAGAGAGTTATGCTTCTTAACAGAATACCAGATGGTGAAGATTTCACAGCTTGCGAAATAGGCTAGTCCACGTTTGTAGTTCATGTTGTCAATATGAGCAGAATCGTAGATTTTTTCTAATGCCTTTTGGATTTCCCTCTGAATATCATTTTCTGGAGTGTTGTACTTTCTCTTAACTGGTATAGAGAATGTAAATTCTGTTATTCTGTTTGTGAGCAGCTTTTCAAGGGCAACCGCTATACGGGATGATTTTTCACCATTGTCTTTATCACGAAGGCTTATGGTATCTGTCATTACCTTATGGCTTGCTGGCTCATATAAACTCAAAAGATAACTCCACAAAGGGACCATTACAGTCCTTCTGCGTAGCTCTTCTATCTTTTGGCTGATAGTATCAGTTTTCTTGAGTATTTCTTCGATGTTCATATCTTTACTACTTTTGGTGCAAAGATACTAAAAATATTTAATCAACAAATATATTTAACCAAGAAATTGCATATTTATTTTCGCTTATAGAGCTTTTTATGTTTTTGATGATAATGAATAAAGGCGATACAAGCAAATCCGCTTATACCGCCTTAGATAGAGCAATAAAATATCTTATGCAGGCATTAGTAATTGTTCCTTTTCTTTGTTCACGATTTCTAATACCATTTTAGCTGCCTTGTTTACGTCTGTCAAAACAGAAACGATGAACTTTGGTTGCTTTTTAAGCTTGCTGATCCAACCATCTAGGTAAGCAGCGTTATTATCTAAAATGCGACTGCTAAAGCCTAGGACGTTTCCGATAAGAGCTGCTCCAAGCTCCGCAACCAACTCTTCTCTTGCATAGTCCTTTTCTCCTTTCTCATTCTCAAACCCTCTATTCAATCTAGACTTGTGACCTGTTGAGTGAACCATTTCATGTAGAAGGGTTGAGTAGTACTCCTGTCCGTCCTCGTATATCTCCTGCTCTGTATTGCCCTTCTTGAACTGACTTTTAAGTGGTGTTGTAATATCATCTACCCCAACTCTGTAAAAAGCTCCACTTGAATACTTGTCATAGCGGATAGGGCAGAGCCACTTCTGATAAAGAAGCATATCATCAATTTTCTCGTTGACGTACATACCAGCCGTGTCTGTCTGTAACTCATTCTTATCTTTGAGACTGAACTTCTCCTTCAACTTCTGCATCGTCTTAGGTGCTATCTCTTCGAGGTTGGTTTGGCTGAGGTTGAACACATTGTAGCTCTTCAAAAAAGGCTGAACTTTGCAGTCTAGTTGGGCTGATCGAGTCATTCCGTTGTAGCTGTCTTCTGTTATTTTGTTTCCATTCTTGTCTTTGTACTGAATGGACCAAAACAGAACAGGGAAGCTTTTCTCTCCTTTGTTCACACTAGCTCCTAATGCCTTTATCTGATTGAAGGTAGCAAAGATAGGATATTTGAATCTTTCTTCGTCCATCATGCAGAGAAACAGGAAGAACGAGTTCATTCCATTATATTCACGCCCTCCAAGGTTCACTGGGTTACCACCATAAGATGTGGTGAACCAACCCATCTTCCAATCTCCTGCCTTCATCTTTTGCATTCGTGAAATCATCATTTCAGCGAAATGCTCTAAAACGTTGTCTGTCTTCATTGCTCTTACTTTTTATATGCAGTTATTATAACTTCTTGCCATACATTCTTGCTATCTCATCGTAGATATATGCTCCGCTTGTATGAGGACTACCAAACAATCCAAGAACGCGGTTATCTACAGTGATGCTGTTTGTCTTGACGACAACTCCGTTTTTGATGTGGTTGCAATAAACTTCATTGCCGATATGGTAAAGCTCCATCTTGCGATTATAGCAATCTGTTCCAATATACTCCTTACTCATGGCGACCTCCTTTCTTTTGAAGTTGCACCCATGCGTGATACATTTTATTGAAGTTATCTAACTTCTGAAGGATTTCATCCTTGCTTAAATAATCACTTATCATGTCTGCATAAAAAACATTAGAATTATTATCAAACATGGTGATATTCATACATTTTTTGTTAACGTATACTGACATGGTGTTGTTATGTATTCTGTTAACCTTTACCAATACAGCATTAACTGCTTTCTTAAAGTGAATGTTTATTCTGTCTAACATTTCATTGCTCTTATTGTGACTAGTTGGTTGGACCAGCCGTTACCTTTTTATTTACTTGATATTTAAGAATTTAGAAACCTTACTAACAATTCCCTTTGCTGTTGAACAGGTTGAAGCAGTATCAACCGCTACACTCTTACCATCCTCCCAATAGGTAATCTGGATTCTCAACTTGTTACCATAGAAGCAGTTAACTACATGTGCTCTAAGATTACCCTTACGAATGTCACCTTCGAAATAGTTATAACCTCCATCAAAATCACTTGTAACTGCTGCTACAACCTCAGCTTTGTTTGATACGTTTACTGTCTGTTTCATTGCTCTTATCTTTTAATTGTTATTATTTATTTTTGATGGTGCAAAGATAGTCATTTTTTAGCATTTGACCAAATTTTAACCTCATTATTTTTCTTGCTTAACTTTATATAACTTATTGATTACTAGAGTGTTAAATGAAGCCTATTTTCCTCTATATAAGGCTTTTTCTGAAAAATGGTATAAGGATATGGGGAAGAAAATAGAACAGCTTAGAAAGGCTTATGTGAAGTATTTGCCGTTTCGTTAACTTAACTAATGTTACCGAAAACTACAGGAAGCTAATTTGACAAGAAAAACGCAAAAACTGCTTTTAACATGGTGTTACGGAGTGTTAATTAGGCGGTTTGTCACCTTTTTTTGTTAGCAATTTCCTTAATTCTCGCACCTCATTCCTTAAATCAGCGTTTTCTTTTCTGAGTTGCGAAATGAGGTGATTATATGATAGCTCTGTTGTCTTATCCATATCACTTGAACTTGATGATGAAAAATTCATGATCCAACCACTTGCCTGGGCAAAGACCTTTCTTCGGCTTACCGATGGTAATACTCTCAATCTCCTTCTCTACCTTTGGGCTATCGTCATAGTAGCCGTTCTTGAAGAGAACGTGGGTGAATGGTACGAACTTCATTGTACCATTATTCAGTTTCTCCTTGATAGTATTGATGTCTATAAGCATCTCAAATGTCTTACCGATATGAAGCTTATCGTACTTATCGAAATCTTTGAATTTCTCATCCTTGATAAGGAGAAGGCGACTCATCCAAAAATCTTTAATTACCCGATACTCTTCATTCTTTTCACCCGACACTATCATATCGAACCATTCCTTGCTGACTACGAGGGTAAGAACCTTCTTCTTTGCTTCTGATAAATACTTATCCATTACTTTAGTTAATCTTTCCATAAGCTAACTTATTTTCCCTCTGTTGCTACTACAAAGAAATCGTTACCAATTTCTTTTCTTCTATTCAACTCTTTGCAAAGTACAGATGTATCAGCAAGATTGATATGCTGATTTACATACTTCTCCTTATCTGTGAAGGTAAGAAGAGTTTCATCGGGGTTATTTACTTCCACTATATTCTCCACACTTTCCGAAAGAGATTTGATTTCTCCATGGACAAAATCATACACATTTTTGTCGATAACTTTCTGTCTTGTCAGAGTTTCGACTGCTGTTTGAATCTTGAAGATTGATTTTTGCATTTCTTGTTTCATGATCATATTTTATTTATTTTAGATGAACAATAATGTTTTTGGCTTAAACTCGATAATGCTATTACTATTTTAGTTCATCAAAATCTAGCCACTCTATCTTATCGTAGCACTCGTACAGAACTTCAATACGCTGTGTTCCGTCTCCTCTTGTGACAATCCATACATCATCACTCATTGCTCCGTAGTGAAGAGCCGTAGGATTTACGCCACCTCCACTATATCGGAACATCACCCACTTTCTTAAAGGAGGCTTATCTTCTTTTAGGTCGTGCCATAATGATGCCGCATTCACATAAGGAACGTTTTCCGTATCACAATCGGTAACACCAACCTTTTCTGTACTGAACGTTACCCCGTTAAGCTCATTGTAATCTACCTCATCTTCATTGCTACTGATATTGAGATAAATCTTCTTAGGTAAATTCTTTATTTTCATATCCCTTAAACTTAATTTATGAATATTTACCAATTCCAAATGTCAGCGTATCTTTCATCTGGTGGTGTTTTAATCTTTGGAAATATAGGAGTATTGCTGATAACACGATGGTCGCAACTTCCTGTACTTCCACTAGTAAGTGGCTCTCCGTTACAGACTAATCTATATTTACATTCATCACATTGTATGTAATTCATATCACTTGAATTTAATGATAAAAAACTCGGTATCAAGCCACTTGTCGGGACATAGACCTTTTTTAGGCTTGCCGATACTAATGCTCTCTATCTCCTTCTCAATTCGTGGGCTATCCTTTCGGTAGCCATTGATGAAGAGAACGTGGGTGAATGGCTTGTATTCCGGTTTACCTGTCACACAACAATAACCGCCGTACTCATCAAAAAGCACTTCGCCGCCTTCGGCTTGCTGGTTTACAAGTCGGGATGCCCAATACGGCTTTATCTCCCGATACTCTTCATCCTTTCTTTCGTCAGCAATCATATCGAGCCACTGCTTGCTGACGGATAGGGTCAATACTTTCTTTTCCATACTCAGAATGTTTTAATCATTATGTTACTGTCTCTTCTTAACTCAGCCATAAACTTTCGCTTGTCCATTAGATTCGGCTCGTAGTCCGTCTTATGGCATCCACACTGACCGACACGCAACCAATAGTCTATCTTTCTGAGATTGACAGGCTTGGCGTTTGCGTAACTATACTTCATCTTCGTTTTTTCTTAAGAATATATATCCGTTACCTGTATATACTGGCATAAGAGCATACTCTCTATCCAAGTATTCGTTCATTTTGATTTCACGTTCTATTGATAGACGTTGGCAAGCACAGAACTCATCAGTATCATTGAAATCACGCACGACCTGCATAATCTTGCGAACAATATCATCTTCGCTCACCATTCCACCTCCTCCCAGTCATTTGCGAGAATATCCTCAGAATGTCTGAAAACACAAGGAAAGAATTTGCCATCGCATACAGCCGCAATAGTCACAGAGACAATATGGATATAAGCTCCACATTCTTCCCAAATTACCCTTCTCACTTTCTTCCCTTCCTTCATTCTTCTCAGAGCCTCTGAGAAGTCAAATGTTTCCTTCTTCATCGTTTTTCTTCTTTTTACTTGTTAAACTTATCGCCTTGATGATGCGGTGGTCTCCTGCGTTCTTTCCTATACTTTTCATTCCGCAATAGTAACCCCATCGCCAAAGCCAATACTTGCTACCATAAAATCTTTTATAGTAGTTCATTATCTTCTTTGCTGTTCTTATCTTCATACGCTACTTCTTTTTATTACAAGGACAGCTCTCTGCGTGAATAACACAAACTCCGTGTTTCGTGTCCACAAGCAGATAGTCATGCCCATTCTTAGTAAATACTGTTATACTAAATTCCTTTGCAGGTTCTTTTCTATTAGCCAATGAGCAAACACCTTCAAAAGTCAATGCACCTACAAGCAAACACAAGACGAACCAAACGGCTGACTTGGCTAAGTCTAAAATCTTATTCTTCATACGCTCCATTTAATATATTTATACACTCAACGAACTCCTCGACTTCTTCAATACTATTCAGTATAATAGTAATGCTTCCATCTTCGTTCCAGTGCTGATTACTTACATCTACCATAGCTTTAGAATTTATTGCCAACAACTTTTAGTCGTCTATTACGCAACATACTCCCTAAATTATTTGGATAGAGAACAGGGCATTCTGTATTCACTAAACTAAAACTAGTGTTACCTTGATTCCAAACAACTTCATAGATTGCTTTTGTTTCTTGGCTTTGCAGAAGGTCGTGCTCCCAAATTTCTTTACCTTTGCAATCTGTCAGTCCTGTGAGCTGACAGATGGTAGAGGGGTCAATTGGTGATGTCAGTCGTTTCTCAAAGTCTGTCATCCAGACGTTATCTGAATCTTTGTGGTGAACCAAATCACCTTTTATCCATTTCCCATCCAATGTCTTCTTTGCCTTAAACTTTATATTTCCTATTTTCATAAGCTATAATTCTTCTTTTTCAAATTCACTCTTTGGAACACGATAATAAACTGCTGTTCCATAAAAAACTTCTACGCCTTTTAAGGGCATTTCCTTTTCTAAAATATCATGTATCTTTGTGCCTTTTCTAACACTAATAGCTATATAATCATAGCTATTATTTAACATCAATGGCGAGTTATTTGTCATATACACCTTGCCATTCTTTGAAAGATTACTATGATTGCTTGCAGGCTGGTAGTACAATCCACTAGCCTTATGTCTGATTCTGTAAGGTTTTGTCATAACTATTCCTTTAAATTTCTCTTCTCTTTTTAATTCTATTCTCGTGACACTGAATCATACGTTTATAAAATTCTATCATCTTTCTATTAACGAAAACAGTATCATATTTACCTATATAGTAATCTCCATTTAAGAGTTCGCTGACGTGTATTCGTACAACTTCTTGCGTCCAGTTATCTATAAAAAGATAATAGGTTTCACAATTAGGGTGTACCATAAGGTACTCGTAGAAGTGGAATTTATCATTTTTAATAAATGTCACTCCGCAACCTTTTGTTAACTGACTTATGTCTTTTAATACTTCCATACCTATTTCTCCTTTGCTTTAACATTATACACTCCATCAATGACCTCCACTTCATAACAATCGGGACAATAGTGTTTGCCATCTATCATTTCCCAATCAGAGTAGTCACCAATATCAACTTCTTTGTTACTGAATAGTGCAGAGCAAGTATCTGTACCTCCAAATACTTCTCCGCATCTATCGCAAACAATCTGATACATTGTAATCGGTCTATACATAAGCTATTTCTCCTTTCCGTATAAAAGTTCAACACTCTTTCTTAGCACTGCCTCTATATGGTCTCTTTCGAGGTCTCTAGGCTAACTAAGAAGCCATTCTATATCTCCGTCTATCAATTCTTGATAGGCTCTCCTTGATACTCCCATAACTATTCCTCCGTTTTCATATAAGGACAAACAACTACCTTTCGATAGTGCTTACATTCATCCTTGTAATCGCAAAAATCACAAAAACAATACGCCATACTATTCCTCCACTTTTACACCGAATGGAGTACCGTCTGCAAATTTTATTTTAAACAAATCAGTAGCAGTGACAAATCCAATCACACCATTATTTCTATCACCAATAACAATCCCTTCATTATCTATAAATATGATTAAGCTGTTAACCTCACCATTTTGGGATATTAGCCACCCGAATGGCTGATGCTTTAGCATTTCTGCACGGCACTCTTTTGCATCCTTGAAAGGTCTGTAGGTAGGCTCTGGCTTGATGCGATACTCTGTATTATTCCAAAACTCAATCTCTTTCATTTCCGTCCAATCATTCGGAACATCTGTACCTTTTACGGCACTCGGTTTTGTCCGACACTCAGCATCCTGTGAAGCAGGATATCTATTGTTGCAATAATATCTTGCAGCTTCTTCTATTTTCTTATCGTCTATCATAACTTACTTACTAATTATTGTTATTTTAAGATTTGGGCGTTCTCCTTTGAATGCCCAGTTATCATCTTCCAATGTACGCAAGAAGGCTAGCTGTTCTTTTGTTACCCACTTGCATACTATATTGTCACGTACTACACCTTGTATTCTTATCTCAATCTTTACCATTGTTTCCTACTTTTTTGAATGTATCAGTGACTATTATCAAAGAATTATCTTCTTCGTTGTACGCAAGGTCATTCGTTATATATCCTAAGTCGTCAACAACTTCTATATTACCGAACTGTTTCTTACGAGTTTCAAGAAGCTTTATAAGTGCTGATATTTTCATCCCTCACCTCCTTCCCACTCATCAGTAGTGCCCAAGAGGTGCTTGGTTTCTTCGTTGTAAGGGATGCACTCATCAAACCAATTACCTCCTACTGCGTTATAAGGAGCCTCATAATCACCATCATCAAAGAAGCTGAACTGACATAATTTCCAAGTTTCCTTCTTATCTCTCATCAAGCACCAGTCCATAGCCTTAAACTCGCACTTCTTTGGCAAGTCCACTATAGCTTTCTTCTCAGCATCCCAAGTCTTGCCTTTCTTTGCGAGAGCATCAAAGAGTTGCTGCTTCTCGGAGTCTGTTGCTGAGCGGAGGCTATAATGAACTTTTGTATTACCATATTCAGCTTCAGTAAATTTATCGTCAGTATTATAGAAAGCATAGTAAAAAGCTCTTTCGTCTCCATCTTTATATTCACTTCTTAAGATGAAAATACAATTTGCATAATATCCACCTTTAATTCCTTTCATAAACACAATATCTCCATCCTTGAGCTCTGGCTGAGTCTTCTCAATCTCTAAGGATTCGAGATTGAGTTTACCACCATTATCTTCCTCAATATCGGAGATATATTGTTTGATTACTGCCTTATTTGTAACCTTGTACCAATCCTTTATTTCGAAGGTAGTGCCCCTATTCTTTTGGGTTACAAACTTTGAATCAAACTTAGTATAATCGGCATTTGCCCACTTCTCGAAGATGCATAATACACCAAAAGCACCTGCTAACACATCCCCCCTTTTCCAAGCGAAATTTTCCCAGTCTTGCATTTCCTTTGATGGGAATAAAATACACTCGCCTTCAATACAATATCTACCATACTCATCAAGACTAAATTGTACTCCATTTTGGCTTTGACATTCAATCCCAAAATCTCCAGTGTATTCTTGATAAGAACAATCCCCGTAAGTTAAAGAATATAACTTAGTTCCTTGCGGTTTATCCTTTAGGATTTTCGCTATGTTTATCTTTTCTTTCATAACCATAAACTTGCTTTATAAAGATTAAACCATACCTTATTACTCTGTTTACTCTTGTAAACATTACCTTCAAGGTCGAAATAAACACGTTTCTTTTGATTGAACTTCTTCATCATTGGCTGATTATCCTTGTATGTCGTTACATCATACTCAATCAATGAAGAACCACGTTCATTCTTTGTTGGAGGATAACCTGATTCTCGTATGAAACGTACCTCAAACTCTTTATTTCCAATTTCAAAATTTGCTGTAGCCATAACCTTTATTTTATACTTTATACATTTATTCTCTATCTAAATAAAACGGGGAATATCGCAATATTCTCATTTCTCTTCTTATGTTAATCTCAGCTAAACGAGCAGCTTTATAAAGCTTAATATATGGCTTATCTTTAAGATATTGAATAAATTCAACAACAGAATATTCTTTCTTTTCCATAATCTAAACCATTTAAAGATGATAATAACTATTTGATACCCTTGCGCCCAAATCGAAGCAGCCCACGGCATCCGGCTTTAAGAAGCGTTTCTCTAACTTCTCCAAAGCCTCTTTATACTTCTGCTCCATGTGCTTGCAATGAAGTCTCTGAGCTAATTTAAGTTGCTCTACAACACCCTTGCGAGCAACTCTATATTGTTTATCGGACATCATATCCTTATCCGTTTACATAGTTGATTACATGCTCTTGACCTTGCTCATGCAAATTATCAAAAGCGTCTTCTATAACTTTGGCTGTCTGATCGCCATTAAGGTTCTTCAGCATTTCGCCAACAACTTTTACCTGATGTTCTATAGGTAAAGAACAGAACTCTTCAACAAGGAAGCTTTTCTGATAATTGTAAGACATATCGTGAAATAAGTCTGATAAATCTACGTTTGCTTTATATACTGACATAATCTTAATCGAAAATATGATGGTTCAACTTTCTTTTTCTGAGGTTTCTCTTAATCACTTCCATATCCTTGTGGTCGTTAGTGTGGTCCGCAAGAAGTTTGATGATTTCATAGATGTTATTTGCGTTATCCTCCAGGTTGGCGCAAATGTTCTCGTCACCGAAGAAACTCTTATTAAAGGGTTTCAAATGGAAGTAGTACTTTTTGGCTGCATCCTGCATTTGAGTGTAGTGCATCTTCTGCTCTTGCTTGTAGCGAACGCTTAACAGCCTAAACATGCCCTGTTCATCCTTGATGAGCTGATCCAATACATCTGTTACCATTGCAATCAAACAGCCATTGACCTGCAGGCGGTGAATAATCTTTTCCTGCTTCAAGCCAGATGTTACACCAAGCTCTGAGAGTGTAACCTTCAAATCGTTTACTGTAACTTTCTCTTTTCCCATTGTCTTACTTTTTAATTATCAAACCATAAACCTGTATATCTCCATTCCCATTGATGGCAAGTGTCATTAGGCTTCTTGCCTTCACAATAGCATATATCGGAAGATATGCAATTACTACATACATGTTTCATATCTTTTGTTAAGTCAATGTGAAATCGTTAAGTTCTTCGTAGACAACTTTAAGCCATCCTTTCATGTATATGATAGCATCCAATGCACCATATTCTTTTCTACGTTGTTTTGCTTTGTAAAGCATAGCTTCAATTGAAGCTACTTCGGATTTAAACGTTTCTTCGTATTTCATTGCTCTATATATTGTGGAGTGATGGTTAGTCACCCCATTACCTTTATGCTACGTCTTGAATCCATTCTTTGAGAATTGTACCATCTTCATTGAAGATATCAAGCTCTACTCCGTCATACTGAACTTTCTTGCCTTCGTCTAAAGCATTCTCGAAATCCAAATCTAAGATGTGCTTTACGTCACTGAATGTTTCTTGTTTTTGACTGAGTGGCTGATTTTCAAAAACAACATCTTCGTATGTGTTATCTTTGAACTTAGTTGCCTTAATAACGTACTTTACCTTTTTCATTGCTCTTATCATTTAATTGTTAAACTTATTTATTGTTTAATTAACTGATGCAAAGATACAAAGAAATTTTGGATTGACCAAACGTTACTTTCTTTAATCGCTTTTTAGCAACTTTATTTAACTTTTAAGCCGCATAACTATCTGTAATTCAGCTTGTTTTCTACATAATGAATGCGTTGTCTTACCAAAACTTCCCCTACATCTTCAAGGCTGATTTCTCCTTTCTCGATTCGAGGATTCTCGCAGATTTTATAGATAACGGTGCCATCCATGCAGATAACAGGATATGGAGCCCCATCATCATTAGGACGATCTGAGAGGCAGACATGACGAGCTGCTTCATTAATACGCTTCTCGAAATCTTTCTGTGATTTCAGTTTCTTTCTTTCCTGTTGTAATGATTGGTCGCCAAGAATTTCAGCCTTGAACCAATCTGTAACGTCTTGTAACATCTTCATTGCTCTTTTATTTAAGTTTTATATACTAGTGTCTTTTACCCCACTTAATAGCGTTGTAAATGGCGTTTCTAAACATTCTTCTTTCCTCATTATTTTCAAGAAAGGTTGCTAATCTAGCTTGCTTTGTAGCAAACAAGAAATCTTTATCTTCTTTAATTTCCATATCTACTTTCTTAATGATTTACCTGTGAAAGGAACAAACTTAGTGATGGCTTTTAACCTATCTATAGTTCGTTCTCCATATTTTGCTTCGAGTTCGTTTGCAGTTAAGTTGGTGGTAATGATTAGAAGCTTCCCCTTTTGCTCTGCTGCATCACATAATTCAGAGAATGCGCATCTAACATTACCAAAAATCTTCGCAAGCTCTTCTGTACCAACATCATCAATACAGATGATGTGAAGTTTTAGAATCTCGTCAATCTTTGTATTTAGCTCCTGGGCTGTAAAGATATTGACGAGTTTTCTGCAAGAGTCTTGGAGTAAGAGCGGTAGAATATGCTTTGCTATTAGAGTCTTTCCGAGACCGCACCCACCTGTAATAAGAAGTCCCCTGCCTTCGTTGTCAGACATCCAATCAACAATAGGGCGATAATTCTTCTCCATCCATTTTGCATGAGATTCCTTGCCAAAGGTGTATCTTTTGACAAAATAGTCTAACCCCCCACGAAGCCTTTGTTCGGCATTAGGAATCCTTATTCTCACCTTGTCAGCGAGAAACAAGGCTTCTCCTTTTTCGAACCTTTGAATAATTTGATTGAAATCTACATTCATAATTACCATCCTCCTTCGTTATAATCTTTGTTTTCCGAATCATGTAAAGCTGTACCAGATTGCTTTGTTCCGAAGTCTTTATTTCGTCTTGCCCAATTCTGTAACCTTAGATTTAAATCCCATGTTTTCTCAGTCTCGTACCTCGTCCTTGTTTTGGATTTATTAGTCTCTGACCAATAGTCATAGAACTTTCTGATCATATCCTTTCCATAAGTTGCAACATAAGGAACTAGCTCTTGATAAAATTTCTCCTTCCGCTTTTCTGTTGCTGCCGCAATCTCTTCTTTTGTTTTCTTAGGCTTATCTTCCTTAGGTGCTTCTACTGGTTTAGTATCTTCATTCTTTAGCTCATTTTTAGGCTTATTGACCTCAGTTTCAAAATAGTCATCATAATTGCAGATAGTGATGATGGAATATAATCTTTCCGTATTCACTTCTATTAGCTGCATTTTTATTAGCTTTGACAAACAGGTTCTAACCACTTGTTTTCCTGCACCAATAATAGTGCTGAGTTTTCCAAGACTAGTTAAAAACTGCCCTCTATGCTCGACTATCCCTTCATGCTTTACTTCTTTCTCTTTTGCATTGTTGAGCAAATATAGAAAGAGGGAAAGCATTTCGGGTTTATCGAACCAATCCCAATCAAACATGCTGCGAGGAAGTCTTATCCAATCTGCCATAGTTGTACAATAAAACCTCAACTTTCTTGTTTAGCTGCTTACGCAGGTGGAACCCAAACAATACTTATTGAGGTCTGAATATTTTTTATCCGAAAGTTCCACGTTTCAGAGATTTAATTTCTTCGGTGCAAAGATAATAAATTATTTATTGATTAAATAATATTACCGCAAATATTATCAAATATTAACTTTGATACCTTTGAGACTGCTAAGTTTCTTAACCTCAGCCGTATAGTGAACAATCATATCTTCTAGTTCACTATTAGTGAAGTGACATGTAGAATGCGCCTTCACGTTTAGCAAATCAAATCTTTGCTGCCCTATTTTTTGAATGAGGTTGCGTTGGTAGCCTATGAGGTGGTCCGAAGAGAAACGATTGCAAAATTTACATTCAGCATGGCAGTTATCTTCATTGAATCTAGTTGCCATGTGGCGGCGACTATGGAAGTGACCGCAGTCCACATCTTCAAAGCTCTTTATCTGCCCGCAGGATATACATTGAACATAACCATTACCCATAACATCACGCAAACGGATATAAAGAGAGAAAATCCGATCAAGCTTTTTAACCAAGTTAGGTTTGCTCTTAGAAGTAGTCTTTTTTACCTCTTTTTTTTCGGCTTGAGCCGCTTTTGGCTTGCGGTTGAAATAGTATTTATTCATAACCATAGGACTCTTTAATACAGCTTATTTCCGTGATGGTATTCTCTGCTTTCGTTATAACGCATCTTCAAGTTGATGTGCTGGACGAGGTCGATTCCAAGTGCTTCTGCCCATTCAAATACGGAGGAAAGTATACTTTTATATAAGACATAGAACATTTCTGCCTTTACACTTATAGATGAGTTAAGGTTGCACGAAACAATAGTTCTAGTAACAACCATAGCGTTCTCAGTAAAGCTATGCTGTTTAGCACATTTAACCTCAGAGTCAAATGTGGAAAATCCGTCCTTTGCCACAACACCACAAACACCTATTAAATCAAAGACACGAATACAAATATCTGCCAACTCGCTTTCTACTTTCCCCTCGATGGTATCAGAGTAGTATTTGTTGAACAAACTGCCACCATGGTCGTTGGCAAGTACGGTTTTAAGACCTTCTTTGTCAAGGTCGTCCATATAGTTTCCTTTGCGGTCAGCTTGTACGGCTTCTGCTACTTCTGTGCAGACCATCATCAACCAATGCGCATTAGACTTTTCTTCTTCATGCCATCCATGTTTGACAGCATTATCGTAGGCTCTTTTAACCCACTCATTAATCTGTTTTGCTTCAATTTTCATAATTCAAAAACTTACGTTAGTCAATTGTTTACCTAGAGACTTGATACACCATCTTGATGAACCTTGCACCTCTAGGTCTATTCTTAAATCAGAGACTTTTCCGAAGGAAAGGAAACTACCGCCAAGGTCGATTATCCATCCGTCTTTATCCTTGAAAGGTCTGATAGCTCGTCCCACCATCTGATAGTAGAGACTCAAAGACTTCGTTGGTCTTGCCAAGATAACCGTGTCAAGTGCAGGATAATCAAATCCAGTGGTGAGAACTCCGACATTAGAGACAACCTTTATGGTGCCATCCTTGAACTTCTCCAAGATAGCTTCACGTTCTTTCTTTGGAGTCTCGCCTGTAACGATTGCAGAATTAATACCTTTCTGTTGCAGTTTATCTGTCAATCTTTCCGCTTCTTCCGTGAATCGAGTGAAGACCAAAACTCCTTTTCTCGGTATTTTATTCTTTGGCTTCAATACAAGTAGGGTAGTGGAAGTAAGATGATCATAGAATCCACTTCGTTCATATTCCAACTTTAGGGAGTTTTCATCAAAGTCGTTTCCTGTTGAGTTGGTATGCACATTAGACATATCTAGCTGAGTGCAATCGAAGTATCTCAAATCGGCAAGATAACCTTTTGCAAGCAATTCTGAAATCTGACAATAGTACAGAACCTCATCGAATATTCTTGGTCTAGTTATCGTAAGGAACTCTAGCATCGAGTTACCATTAAGTCCCCTTCCTAGTCGATATGGTGTTGCTGTTAAGCCGATAACCTGTCTATCCGCGGCTTCGAAGAAGGTTTTGTATTGTCCACCTCTAGCATTGCAAAGATGGCATTCGTCAACCATTACGTACTTGAAGTGCTGAAAGTCTTTCATGTGGTTCATAACGCTTCCGATGGTGGCAAAGGTTATTCTGTTTATATCCTTACAACCGACAGAAGCGGAATATACTCCACAATCAAAAACACCATAGCTTTGCAGTTTAGCGAAGTTTTGTTCTAAGATTTCCTTTGACGGACAAAAGATGAGTAGCGGACTATCCAACTTACTTGCAATATCTGCGATTACAAGCGACTTGCCTGCGCCCGTAGGCAAGATAAGAAGTCCATTCTTCTTAGTCTTGCCTGTGAACGCTCTGACGGCAGCATCACTTGCTTGTTTCTGATATGGTCTGAGTGTGTACATGATTACTCGTCTTCATCATTACCATCCTCATCATCGTCACCGAAAGGAAGGTCATTATCATCAGTCTGCTCCTCAGCCTTTGTTTTTGGCTTTTCTACTTCGGGGAACTCAATACCGAAGACTTCCTTCATAGCCTGTTGATTGACATCTTCCTGGCTCCATAAGCCGCTTCTATCCCAATCTGGAATTTTCTGAACCTTGCAAAGCTGAAACTTATCATCTATCCAAGCAAAGAAGAGGTAATGACCATTGAGAGCAATACGAGCGGTCTTAGTAGAAGGTAAGCGGAAATCCGTGATACCATTCTTAACTCTTGCTGCCAAATCACTGACTTCAAGAAGTGCTGATGCGTATGCTTCTTCGGCATTCTTCTTCATCGTCTTGATCTGAGCAAGAACGGTTTCCAACTCTTCCTTGCGCTTTGGTACATCATTCTCCTGCTTGATGCAGTACTCTTCACGGATAGCGTGAATCTCGAAATCATCATATTTGCGGTCAACAACCTCATTGTCTGGGAAGAGAGCATTGAACTTGTCATGCAGAACCTTGATAGGTTCGTCTGCACTCTTTGCACCTTCGCAAAGTACCAACACGTCCTTGAACATTTCTTTCTGAGCTTCTGTCAAACAAAACTCAATCTTCTCTGGTCTGTGACCATCCAAATCTGCTAACATAATATTTTCTGTTTTAAATTACATAAATTCTTTGCATTGCTCAATCTGCTGTTGAGCAAAAAATAACATTTCACCTTCATGAGGTGAAGGAAGGTAAAGCCCGCACTGAGCACTACTATAATTTCTGAATCTTTCTATTGCAGTTGTCATTTCAGCCTTATCGAGTTCAGTACTACTTCTAATGTAGGTAATTTCCTGTCCCCTTCTGTTAATTCGCTTTCTCTCGAATATATCCCTGTTGCATATCTTCTTGAAAATATCAAACTTAACTTCTTCGAGGGTAAAACCAAATTCAGAAGCAAAGTAACCTAACAGACAATGCAGATAGCTATTCTGAGCCAAAGAACGTTGAGTGTTCTTTTTCTTCAGTTCAACGTATTCATTCTTCAGAACCATCTGATTACAGGCTTCCTTGAACCTCTTTCTGTCATAAACGTTCTTCAAATTATAGAGTGCCATAGTCTAAGCTTTAAAATGGTAAGTCGTCATTATTACCTTAAATCGGGTTTCCGTTCTCATCTACAGCGGGAGGAAAATTAGGAGCCGCAGGTGCTGCTGCATTTCTTGCAGACTCCATAGCTGCTTGTTGTGCGCTTTGGCATGCCCCTTGTGTAGGTGTTGGCTGATTTCCGTTAGCCGCTTGTGCGGTCTGATTTCCACCTTGTTGCTGATTATAACGAGATTGATATTTCTCGATTTTATAACCTTGAACGTTAGTGAAGTATCTGACTTGCCCATCTTTCTCTGAGCGTGAACCATTCAAGGAGAATGATACCGTCACAATATCACCAATATTGAAGTCGTTCAGATCATCAACGTGATTGCCTGTAAACTCGAACTTTGGATAGTTTGCTCTCTCTATCTGCCCTGTGAACTGGTTACGATAAGAGCAATCCAAGACAAGCTCTCTTTTTTTGAAGACTTTGTCTTGATAGGGAATACTCTCCGTATTCCCTATATGCTGAATAATTCCACTAATCTGAAATGCCATTTTTACTGAACATTAAAAGTGATACCATTGTCACGCATGAAGCGTTCCAAACATTCCATTGACTCTTTTGTACCGGTACAAACGTAAGTACGTGTCTCGGTTGGGGTAGGAGGTGCAACCGACTGTCCCATAGCGGCAGCGAAAGCATCCATGGCATCTTCTTCATTAGAAGACATCTTACCATTCTTTGGCTTCTCTTCCTGTTGTTCAGCTGCATTGTTCTCCGCGACTTCCTTCTGAGGTGATGTTGGAGGTGTTGCAGTTTCTTTCTTACTAGGGGACACTGAGCTAGCACGCTGTTCTTTCAGCTTGTTTGCGTATGCGATAGTCTCCTGCAGATTGAGATTTTCCTTGTATCGGGCGGCAAGTGCATCATAATCTTCTGCAAATAACTTCAAGGTTTCGAGGTCTTTCTTGATGTTATCAACCTTTTCGGTGATAGCTTTTTCGATAGACTTCATTGAAGTTGTCTTGTTGAGCCATTTTGCATCAAAGATGAGGTCAAGTTTGATGCCGATGGTTTCTACTCCGCATTTCTCGGCAAGCTTTTCAATCTCTTCTCTCTTAGCTTTCTTGGTGCGATTTTCATCTTCTTTGATTACGCCATCAATGAGAGATACCGCATTCTTGATAAGCTTGCACGTATCGTTACAGGTTGTCTTGAACTCCTCAAAAGGCTTATTCCAAACCTTTTCAAGCTCCTTGCGCTTATCGTCAAGTGCTTTAGCTGCCTTGTTGAGTAATGCCTTGTCTTCCTTGCACTTTGGAATATCATCGGTGCTATAGTTGCTGATGTCATACATAGGCAAAGCCTTTTCAACTCTAGCTTTAACCTCTTTGATATTCGTGGTAAGCTGACCGATAGTTTCTTTGCTTACCACCAATTGCACATCTTTTTCTTGGAGTGCAACGATATTGGTGTTCTTTTCTTCTGCCATATTAAACCAAATTGAATATTTTCTTATCTGTGATTAAACTTCTGTTATCAAGCAAGAATTTTATTAAATCCTCGCAGTGTTGAGTGAGTAGAGGAATGTCTCTTTTAGGGTTAAACGTATAACTTTCGGTATAGTTTCTGTAATACGTCTTTCCGATTTCCGAGATATTGTATTCGAAGTCGTAAACATCACAACCATTCTTCATGAGGGCATAAGGATAGACCTTATGCTGCCAGTGTCTCTTGTAATTACCAACCGCATACTGACGTGTTGTTTTCAGATCATGAGTGCAGAACGGCATAAGGTAATCAATATACCCATACAGCAATACTTTGCCATACATGGTAGGCAAGACAGCTTGTATATAAACCTGTGGCAATGCTCCTTTATAGTAGGCTGCATAATGTCGGACTAGCTGAATAGGGAAGCAGAAACTTCTGCCGTTCAACTTTGCTTCAACACCGATAGGCACTCGTTTGTTGTATGGATTAACCTCTCCTTCGCCAACATAGTGATAATCTTCAACATCTTGGTAAATAGTGTGGATTTCCATATTCTCCGAGTTGCGATGAAGGACCATACAATCAATAACCTCATTAAATGCTGTGCCTTTGTCAGCAGCTTCACTATCGAATGATACTCGATTTATCTTATCTATTAACGACTGGAATTGTATCTTCTTGAACTCTTCTGGAGTATGGGGTGGATTTTCAGACCATCCCCAATATTTACTCCAAATGATGTCACTATCAAGGTAGTTCTGATACGCATCCAAAAGCGTCGCATAGAACCTAAACTTGACTACTTCCATAGCTTATGCTGCTTGTGGGTCTTCGTATTGCTTGGTCTCCTTATTGTAAACCAACTTCAAAGCACTTACCTTCTTGGTGAACAGACTTCTTGCATGAAGAATGATGGAGTTACCCAAGTTTGCATAATCTTTGATATGCTCGATGAAATGGTTTGCCCCTCTTGCGTCAGTAATCAACTGAACACCCTCCTTAATCTCTTCAAGAGCCTTATTGTACTCCTTGACCTTTTCTTCTTTCTGAGCTATCATAGACTGATAACGTGAGAGAATCTGAGTAGCGATGAAGTTATTAGGAGCGGTTGGCTGTCCGTTTGCATCAAGAATAACCGGAATCTGCATACAACCAGGAAGCTGACAGGTGTTCTTACCATCGTTACGACTTGTAGGGTCAAAAGTGATAGTTCTGATTTGCTGTCCATTCTCACTTCTCATTTCGAGATAGCCAAGCAAGTCCAAATCGGTAACGATATTGTTGTAGTTCTTTTCACGAAGTGCAGGGATATACACAGTACTTTCACCTTCCTTGCGTGTGTCACGATGTGCGACAAAGACGATGTTCTTGTTAAGCTGTGACAAAGATGAGGTGAACCATTTGAAGTCGTTATTGATGGTGCCCCAATCCTGTATCTGAGGGTTGCGACCATTGCATCTGTAGGCGATGATGAAATCAATCATCTTTCCGATAGTATCTACAACGATGGTATCAAACTCCTCCAAATCCTTCTTGTTATAGTTGAGCAAGTTGAGAATATCTTGCCAACTAGAAACCTGTACGATACCGACATTATCATCCAAATGTGCGGTATTAACACGCTTGACACCATTATCAAAGTCAAGCAACAAAGGCTTAGGTGCTGAGAGGGCAAAAGTTGTCTTACCCATACCTGCCTGTCCGTAAACCATCATTTTAACGTTTTTCTGAATAGCAATTTCATTGCTTCTTTTAATCATACTCAT